CACATGGCTTGTGCTTCATGGTTTCATCAAGACCGTACTCATAACTGAATTCATCATTCTCGTGCACGGTTCTTGCTGAAAGACTGACGATCTGTCCAGAGCGGCGGGCTAAATCAATCATCCCGCGATAACCAACAATGAACTGAACTTCTACCGTGCCATTTTTACGATTGTTGAATGGCAACAAGTAGGCGTGGCCAAGTGCGCCGCCCGGTTCCAAGCCTAACTGAGCGCATTGCATGATCGCGCCAAGAAATGATTGCTGCTCACATCGGGCAAGCAGTGGGTTTTTACGTATCTCTGTTGTTGCAATACGAGCAAGGCGATCGGCTGTCATGTGCTTTGGAAGTGCCAGCGCCATTTGCTGTTTGATTTTTGGGTCACTCATCAACCCTGCGATAGTTTGTGGTCGCTGCTGCTGCGCTGGCTGATTTCCAGTCGCAGTTCTCAGCGTATTGTTAGCCGATGCCATAGTGGTGTCCTTAAGGTATTCGTAATGTTATTTCAGGCGCAGAACGCGGGATTCAGACTGGCGCTTGAATTGTTCAAACAGTGCAGGGTGAGATTCCTGAAACTCTTTCTGGTTGAACCGATTGGTTACTTGGCATTTCCATGTCGCAAGCGGATTGCCTGACATCGTGATAATGGAGGCATCTTTCATGGCGATCTTGAGCTTTGCCTCTTCGCCATCGATCGCGGCATCCAATTCTTTCTTTTTGGCTTTTAGCTCTTTCAGATTAAAGATGGCTTCAATGGCGCTTTCATCTGCTTCCACTGCTGAGCCATTGTCTTTTTTGAATAACCGCTCGGCATCGCTGATTGTTTGTGGATCTGGTGGAGTGCGGTTCTGCACCATATTCCAGAAATTTATTTCCTTCTGGAGTAGGCTGGCGATCACGTCTTCATCACGATCTACTCGGTATGTTCTGAAATCATCCATTCCGATCATTGCACCAAAGATGCAAACTTGTTTGCCTGTAACCATTAGGCCGTGCATTGCCTGTGCAGCGTAATAGACGGGGATTTCATCGGTATCCATCACACCCCAATCTTTGGAAGCAAATGGATGAACTGTTTTGATTTCGATGTTCTCGCCTGATTCGGCTTCCGCATCAATTTCAGCGCAAAGGAACGGGTATTCAGGATGTTGATAGCGACAACCACGGCGAGCAATTACCAAACCGGTTTCTTCTGCAAACAGGTCGATAATGTAGGGCTCCATGCGTTTCCCGCGGGCAAAGATTTTTGCTTTACTGGCGTCTACTTCTTCGTTTTTGCCAACAACTTTATCCAGATAAACATCTAGCGTGGTTTTCCAAGGAGATAATCCAAGAATTGCCGCGGCATCTGAACCACCGATATACAGTGAGCGATCTAACTCACCAACCTGACTTAATTCCACTTGTGCATTCATGATGCCTCCATCATATCTATCAGCGTGTCTGAGTTGCGGCGATCTGCTTCCGATGGAGCCAAATCGAGTGCAATTGATTTTGTTATTTCCAGTTTTGTGCTCATCAGGACTTTTAACAGCACAAGCAGCACATCTGGTGATGCGTTATTGAAATAGGCTTCACTGAGAGACATCCATTGATTTGTAAGCAGGTCGGAGTCAACTTCGCGCTCAAGGATTGCTTGGCGATCAATGACGGAGTAATCGCCTTTAAGTGCTTCAAGTGCTAAGGAATCTGAAAACCGCTCCATGCTTTCGCGCATTTCTTCGCGACGCTCTTCTGGTGTGATGTGATAAACCGGAGAAAACGTTTTATTGAAATTGTCATTGAGGTGATTCATTACTGCTTGCATCACGCACCTCCAGTGCAGCAAGAAGCGCATCAGCGTGTGCAACAGCGTGTCCTGCCGCTTGTTCATATGTGTATCTGTCGCTTGAATTAGCACAAATACCCTGCATCGCAGCCATGGCAAACAATTCGCGCTTGGTTAGACCATGTGCAGCCGGATACCAACCAGGGTTATATCCATCTTGTTGCGCTCCGCATGGCATTGCTGGCATATCACCGTTTTTCATAACACACCGTCCTTGCGCCATTGCTCTAACTGAATTTCCAAGTAACGCGCTTTATGAATTTGCGATACCAAGCTGCCTGGGTTAACGCGAATTTCAGATGATGACTTACGTATGTTTTGAACACGTTTTACGCGCTTACGGCGCTCATGCCATGACTGCATAGTGTTTACGGCATTGGCTGATTTCAGCTTTAGCAATGCTGCAATTGAAGCTATTGATTCAATATGTTGTTTCATATAACCTCCAGAAAGTTTTGAAAGATGTGGTGTCTTTGAAGCTACTAAGCTCGCCCGGCATGGCGGGCTTTTTTATTGGTAAATCAGGGGTAGGGCGATTGTTGCGATGAACACTACAGCGATGAATAGAGCCGCGAACTTCATAGTGCAAACTCCGCTTCAATACGCCGTCTTTCTTGCAGATCGTAAATCGCATCCCGTGCAGCTTTGGTGCGTAAATCAGCTTTAGTTGGTACAGACTTAACTCGCACATCATCATTTTTACGAGGTGGAAGCACTGCAATGGTGTGCCACACGTTTCGGTTTTTCAGAACATCCGTTCTGGTCATTTGCGGCATTCCGTTTCCTCCAAAAAAGAACCCTCCGAAGAGGGCAAAACACATGGGATAAAACTGGTTTACTGATAGGTACGAGCTATCTGGGAGCGCACTAATCACCGGCTTCGATCGGCTTAAAATCAACCACTGGATAATGTCAGTGCGCTTTCAGATAAGGCCCATCACTGAGCCTTTTCGTATAACCATTTTCTAACCACTAAAGAGCCTTAGGCAGAGCCTCACTGCCGCAGTATTTTCTATTTCGCCCCCTCTGGCCGAGGGAGTGTTGTGCTACGAACACAACGGTGGATTGCCATCACTTGAAGCGTTGCAGGCATTCGAACTATTCGGTAATCCCTAATAGTTGCAATGACAATCCCCGTTACATTCATTACTCCGCTTGTCTCACCATAACCTCGGCGTCTCGTTTTCTTGTCTCGGCATGTGCTACAGGTCGGTTAGTAGGCCATGGCAGTTTTTCTGCTGACGGTTGGCTATGACTTAACAAGCGGCATTACCCAAATTCTTAAAGAACAGCGATTTCAGGTTGAGTTTTCCCGCGTCAAGAAATCCGAAGATTTGACGGAAGGTTTCAATCTGTCGCGGGGTAAGGGAAAGCTCTCTGATCCAGCTTTGCATTACATCGCGTGTCGCTTGCGTGTCACGGTCGCCACCGTTTTGTGCGCCGGCTTTATTTAGACACGTCCGGCTCCGTGTTATGCTCCGAGATTCCACAACCAACGGAGTAAATCTGTATGTCTTTAACACTTGATCAGCGCATTGCAGTTACACAAATTGCTGTTACTTATATGGCTGCTTTTACACCAACAACTAACGAGCAGGTTTTTCTCGAAAACCTCAAAAAGTACAGCGATCTAATCGAAAAACACATAAAGCCAAACCAACTAGACCACGGTGATATCAAGTAACCATCAGCCACAGCCGTCAGCAATACTTTAAGTAGGTGTTGACGGCTGAGTTAAAGGCATCTCTTGCCAGCTCAAGCGCTACATCATTTCTATTTAGCTCGTTAATCAGTTCGGCCGCCGCCGCATTCCCAGCAATAACTGCATCAACGCGGAACGCCGCTTTGCCCAATTCTTTTTCCGCTTCCGGCGCGCCTAACTTAGCTGGCTGATTACTCATCACTCATCTCCATCAGTTCACACCTTGACGCGGTGACTTCGAGTTTGTTCTCTCGCCGCACTCTGTGCTGCTGATGTGTTTAATTAAACACGCATCATGTTTATCTGTCAACATGTGTTGTGTTTATTTTTTCATGTTTATCTGTGTTTTTTTGTGTTTATGGATTTCAGGCAACAAAAAACCCGCCGAAGCGGGTTGGGTGGTTAGTTATTTTGCTTAGTACCAGGCTAGCATTTCAATATCAGATCGACTTAATGCGTGAAATGATTCCGCTTGGATCACCAGCCTAGGTAGCGCTCGGTCTATTGTCTTGTGCGCGTCTGGTGCGAGTATTGCCAACAACTGATAATGACTTGGGCAGACAATGTGCTCAACATACACAAGATAATTGTCGCTCTTTCTGTATTGCTGATAGACATTGGGGCCCCAGCTATCCGGCGGCAGCATTATGTGTATTTTTTTAATTCTAGATAGTTGTGACTGTGGATTTCTTTCAAATTGAGAGTCAGCACCAAAGAATTTTGGCAGGCCAAGGTTGTTTTTGTATTGAGATAGGAGGCGTGAAAATCCAATAGCAATATCATTGCCATAAAGTGATGGCGCAATACATGTCTTTGCGGTCATTACGAAGCCTTGCGTGGGGGCTCTATACCAAGAAACGCGTGAGATATTTCCGCTGCCGCGTAAAACTGTTCTGCTGTGAATTCGAAATCAACGTCAATCTCAGCTTGAGACATGGTTTGCCTAATTGCGTCATTTAAATCAAGAAGCGCATTTCTTACCTTGTTGAGTCTGTACACAAAGTTTTTCCCAATCAAATCAATGGAGTCATTTTGGGTTTCTAATTCTTTTGATAGCTTTGCGCTATCAAGCATGCACTTGATTATGTTTATATTTTCGTTATAGATTTTTATACAACTATCAACCACATGCATTAGATCTGGAGTTAAATCGTCAGTTTGCTCTGCATCTTTAATCTGCAAAACATACCCTCGGATTTTATTTTCTATTAAATCCAAATCTGAGAATGCCTTCATTATTTGAGCTATAACTTCATGAACCTTAAAGACAGAAACATTGCCAGTCATGTTCAATGATATTGTACTAAATGGCTTCAATAGCTCGACCGCAGATAACTGCGAATCCAGTATCTCATTAATGAGCGCAGGACTGCCTTTTGCAACATCAGCACTGAAACCCATATACACCTCAACAGAACTTAGTACAACGAAAGTAACTTAATTCTATGTGTAAACCATTCGGTTTACCACCTTAAACCACGGATCGTGCAAATCAGATCGCCACAAAAAGAAAACCCGCACTTAGCGGGCTTGATGTGACATGGGAGATATTATTGTGAAGAGTCTTCGTAAGCTGACATGACCTTTTCCATGTCATTCCCAACTTTTTCCCAATCCTGCCTGAGGGACCGTGCCGCACTTGTCGATGTTGGGCGATTTTTCATTACAGCGGAAGACAAGGGACCGCAAAAATTCACTGGCATTAGCTCCAGCATTCTTGCCGCCGCAGATAGATATTGGTTTGCTTTTAACTTCATGAGTGGCCAAATACCAAGAGCGAGGAAAGAATCATTTCTTCTGCTGATTCATTTCAGTCAGTAGGGTTTTAATGTCGGAAAGTGTTTCAGCTTTTTGCTTTTGAAGCTTTGCGTCAGTATCAGCATTTGATTTGTCAATCTTATCGTTCAACTGATCAATCTTTCCGCTAAGTTTTGACTCTAGTGTGGAGTTATTTGCTTTTACGACTTCCATTGCATTATTGTTAGCCCATAAAGCAATTGGAGCATAAATAGCAACAATACCAACAACCACTGTTAGGGCGGCCCCAAGCATCCACACTTTAAGTGATTTATTTTCAACGAGCCGATCTCTTTTGTCTTGATGAAACTCGTCCGCGATTTGTTTGTTTTGCTCTTTCATTTGCTCGGCGATAAGCTCTATTCTGCCGATCCTTGCGTCAATTTTCGACTCTATAAGCTCTAATCTGGCATCCAGCTCACCGCGAGAAACGTAGTCACTCATTTTTTCTTTCTCTTTTCGTTCACCTTCGCCTTTAATATAGACTTCATTTGTAGCGCTCACAACAGGGGGCTCCTCTATGCTGCTAGGCTCAACTGCATATTCTGGATATATTGATTGCTGATCATTGCTTATATTTTTTGCTGAAAAGAAATCAAACACGTTATTGTCAGAGTTATTATTCATAATCTATCCGTTAAATAACGTTGTGCTCTTTCAATAGACTTCCAAGGTGAGCGTGAAGATACTTTAGAGTATCAAGATCTGTTCTGGCGACAAATTCCACTCTTGGTTTTGTAGCTTGGGGCTGAAGTTCGCCCACATTTCCTGTTAATCCTGATATAGAAAATATCGCCATTTCAACAACTTTTCTTTTTGTCCCGCTAACCTCATATAGATTAACCGAAAATCCGTCTGCATTCCCCCGCGGCGCTCGGTCTAGGTCGTATAGCTCGGCCTTGTTGATTGCGTTCACAAGTTTGTTTTCATTATTCATTTTTTATCTCCGTTTTATAAATTAAAAAGATTTCTATTCAGATCATTTTTTATTCAGGGCTGATGTTGGTAACCAGAACTGAGCTTTGGTTTTGTTATCAGAAACCCAGGCTGAAAATTCATCTTTCTTGATATTCATGATCGTCACCTTCACCTTATTTCTTCCTGTTGAACAAAGCGCCACTCCTTGATCGAGCGTGTCCACTTGCGCCGCGGTTCTTAAATTGTCAATCATTGCCTTCGTCTCTCCTTGAAACTCTGGCTCTCCGGTTTCTGGTGAAATGTTTGGCGTTGTACCAGTAAGCTGAATGGTGACCGCCGCTAAGGCAAATGTTTCATTTACGTAATTTGATAATTCGCGTGTTGGACAGGCGTAGTACCAGTCTCGCTTGCTTGCAACGGTAATGGCCGTATCTCCAGCCATACAGCCAAGCTTGTCACATGATTTACTCATGTCCGATGCGGTTGCATTAAGGGCAACTGAAAGCAAGGCGGCTCCAATAGCTAATAGTTTCATTCCGTGATCCCTATGATTAATTATGTAAAAGGCCGCTCTATGGCGACCTACAGTTTTTTTGATATCCAGGCTAATTTTACGCGACCAAGAACGCTGAATTTATCTCGTTCGCCATCTTCAATAAGGTATGGCTCATATTGTTTATTATCTGAAATCATCAGAATTGAACCATCAGGCCGGCGCTGAAGTCTCTTTATATAAAGCTGATCATTGATGGTTAGAACATAAACCGCATCGGTAATGACATCCTTGATCCCTGAGTCAACGATCAAAACATCACCATCGTAGAACGTTGGCTGCATACTGTCACCAGAACCAGTAATCATCGCCAAGTTTGAAGTGTTTGTTATATTTAAATTTCTAGCGACCCAATCTTTTCTAAGAACAATCTCTTCTGCAACAACATCATAATCAGGAACTATTGAACCAGGGCCCATTGAGGCAGAAACATCCAACCTTGGAACAGCAACGACTTCTGAATCGACTTTATTTGCCGCCGCCATTGAATTGTTGATTTCATGCATAAAGGCAATGTTATCGGTTAATGCCTTATTTATTGCTGGATCAAACGGCATTTGAGTTGGTGCATCAACAAGCAATATCTCGGACTCGCTAACCCCAAGCGCAGCAGCAATAACAGCTACAGTTGGTCTATCCATGCCATTTCTGCCGGATTCGTAGTTACCAATCCTTGATTGAGACCATCCGCATTTTTCAGCCAAAAAAGCCTGAGACCAATCCTTAGACTCTCTGATTTCTTTAACTTTTAATCCCATCGCGTACTTAATCGGTCTTTTTTCTGGAGTTTTCATCTGACCACCAATCATGTTTTTTGGTTTTATACCACATCCTGTGTTAATTAAATTACATGTATCGTGTTTACAAACTAACACATATCATGTTTAATTAACGATAGATAAACATAGGACGTATTAGATGAACAAAATCGCCGAAAAACGAATCTCATTAAATCTATCTCAAGTGAAGTTCGCAGCTCACTGCGGCTGGAGGCAGTCTCGCTTAACAAACTATGAGCAAGGCAGAACACCATCCCTTCAAGACTGCCGATTAATCGTGTCAGTGCTGAACAAGCTTGGGTGCAAGTGCTCTCTTGATGATGTATTTCCACCATCAAATCAGCAACGCGCAGCATAACTAAAAACGCTTGTCCACGAACGGACAGGCAAACAACCACCAAGTGAGGTACATATGCAAAAAGCCGAACTGATCCGAGGGCCAAGCATTCGCACCAATAAGCATTTAATTGTGATACTCGAGTATTGCTGTTTCTCGATGAATAAATCGCCGAATGCCGGTACGCCAGAAATATTACGTCTTGGCATTAAGAAGTTTGCAGAAGAAAAACCCGAGGAGTTTGAGTTTGCAGTTAAGAAAGGTGCAAAACATCTTGGTTTGAGCGTTGAGACACTACAGCAATTGGCTTTTATGGAATAAGGGGTAGGGGATGACTGGTTCATTAAAAAGCCTCATCGCAATTGATTGCTTTAAGACTAGTGCGGTGCAAATGGCGCATATGCCGCAAAAAGAATGCCCGGCAACCATAGCAGTGGTTCCGAGCAGCGAATCCCAAGAGGAATTAAATAAATGGTAGCAGTCGGAGATGTGATCGGCAAGTTCAGTTCGCTAAAAGCAGCTGAACAAGAGGCGGCTCGACTTGGTTATACAAAGACCAGAGCGGGCTGGATGGGTACAACGTCTGGCGCACAGATCATCTATCTGCCAGCAACTAATCGTTACCAAGTGCAGAAGGTGGTGCCAGCATGAATATCATTCCGTTTAACTTTGATGCAAAGCAGATCCGTGTGGTCGAGATCAATGATGAGCCTTACTTCTTTGCTCGGGATTTGGCCTTAATGCTCGGTTATTCATCAACAAACGCAATGAATAAAATCATTGATGATGAAGACAAAAAAATAGAAACATTCCTAGATGGAGCAACCTATAAAAAACAATCACTTATAACTGAATCTGGAATGTATCAGGCTATTTTCGGAAGCACACTGGAATCAGCTAAATCATTTAAGCGCTTCGTCACATCAGAAGTACTTCCATCAATCAGAAAAACTGGTGGATACATCCATTCAATTAGCAATGTTGAACCAGCAAAATTGCAATGCGACCTGATGTTTCTAGAGACCGCCGCAAAAGTTCTTCGAGTATCAGAATCCGGAAAACTTGGAATGCTGCGGACGGTACAAAAACAACACAACATTCTGAATATGCTTCCAGCATATGCGGTAGACGCACCAAGCGATGCGGTTGATGGCAGTTCTCGCGTTACCTATTCACTGACGCATCTTTTGAAAACTCGTGGCATCTGCATGACTACGGCAGATTTCAATAAATTACTGCAAGCAAGGGGACTTATTGAGCAGTTAGAGCGCAAGAGCACCAAGAAGCCAGAACAACTCAAGAAGTTCTGGAGCATCACAAACAAAGGGCTTCTGTACGGCAAAAACGTAACCAGTGATGCCAATCAGCGTGAGACAGCTCCGCATTGGTTTGATTCTCGATTCAATCAGTTGCTATCCGATCTGAATATCAAGATCGCGGAGGTGGCAGCATGAGATATGTATCAAGAGAGGCGCAGATATTGGATTTTGCGCAAGCATCTGCAAGCGTTATGCATTTAGAAAATATCGTCAAGGTTGTGAGAGATGAATACAGAAGCGCAGTTAGAGCCTATCTACGCGATGTAAATGATTTATTGAATTTCAGTCGTAAAGACGTAATTGACGCACTTGATGACCCAGAATTTCAACTGGCTACTGGCAAGTTATACAGAGAGCTATTGGCTGCAAAAAAAGAACTTAAAAATGCCAAGAAACGCTTACAAACCAGATATCTAAGCCTTCCAGCAGGATTCAAAACTAGCCGCTTGCAGGAGGCTGTATGAACACAGCAGTCAACAACGTTATTCAATTCCGACCCAGCGAGGTCAGTAAAAGTATCGTGAGCAATAAAAAACGGGGTTTTACTCTTGTTTACAAGAGCCTTAAAGATGCGCCGTTTTATAAAAATCTTGAGCGTAAATCGTTGTGGCTGCACTTGCTGCTTCAGGCTGCCTACGAAGAATGCACGGATTCATTTAACGGCAATGTAATCACCTTACAGCGAGGGCAGTTATTAGGGTCTGTGCAGGCATGGGCAAATGATTGCGGTGTCAGCTATGACTCAGCCAGACGCTCCATTGAGTATTTCGAATCTGAAGGCATGATCACCACTTGCACCAAGAAGGGAAAATCAGGTTTTACCGTTGTCACAATGGTTAATTTTGAGTCTTATCAGGACGCCAAAAAACAGGAAAATTCTGCCGATTATAGCGCCAATTATGACGCCAATTATGACGCCGATTATAAACCCGCGCCGCACATGGGTTTGAGCGGTGTTGATGCCGAATACAAAACCGAATTAAGCGCCGATTATCACGCCGAAGCTAGTAATAATATAAATAATTTAAAGATTATACAGGGGGCATCAGCTTGCGCTGAAACCCCAATCACCGACCACCAAACTGAACAACAAAACCAAGAGCCAGATCTGGAATTTGCATCCACTGAAAAACCAAGAGCGACCAGAACATCAAAATACCAAAAGGTCGTAGATGCCTATCACCGGATAATTCCTGAAATGGCTCAAGTCACAGACTTGACTGCTGGCCGCAAAGAAAAAATTAAGAATTTCTTCTCGAAATACAATTTAACGTTTGAAGACTGGGAAGGGTATTTGACCTACATCAGCCAGAACTGCCGCTGGATGATGGAAAGCCGACCTCGCAACTTCGGCTCTAACGACGAAAGCCGCTGGAAGAAAAAAAACTTCGATTTCCTGCTGACCGAAAGGTGCTACTTGGGAGTGAGAGAGGGCCGTTATGCTGAATAACACACCAGTAAGCATCGACTCGGCCGAGTTTGAATATGCCTTGGTTGGTTGCGCGGTTTTTGAATACAACCTCGCCTGCCAGTCAGCGCTGAACATCCTGACCAATGACATGATCCAGAACCAAGAAAGCCGAACAATCGTGAAGGCTATTCGCAGCCTTGAACAGAACGGCGATCCCGTTGATTTAACAACCGTCAGCGAAGAGTTGGATCGTGTTGGCGCAAATATTCCATTTCAACGTATCGCCGAACTATGCAAAACACACTTACGCCCGCACAACGCAATGGCGTATGCAATGCGCATTCGCAACGTATGGCAGCTTAATAGCGCCCTAGTTAAATTGGATGAGCTAAAACACTCAATCACTAGTGAGCGAGATATAAAACGCGCACTGGAGTTATTGCAGGGTATTGGTAATGAAATAAAACTGGATTCTGGCATCAGAGAGCCCGTTCGGCTAGATAAGGCCGCCGATGAGTTATTGGCCCACTACATGGGCGTAATGGACGGGCAAATCATTTCTGGCGAGCTAACAGGCGTGCAGGGGATTGATGATGCATTTGGTGTTATCAACCCGACTGATCTGGTCGTGCTATCGGCCAGACCAGGGCAGGGGAAAACGGAGCTTGCTTTGGCGATTCAAACTGAGTTTGCAGTGCGGAAGAATAAACCAACCCTGTTTATCTCGCTGGAAGTAGAAATCAGCCAGTTGGCGCAGCGCGTCATGACTGCTGAAGCAGGGATCAGCGGGGAGATTGTGTCTAGTTGCCAAGCTTTCGAGGAAGAAGCCTACACAGGGATGCTTGAAAATGCGCTGGGAAGACTAAAAAACAAGCCAATGTTTTTGCATGAAATGAGCTCACCCACCATGCAGCAAATAGCTGAGGTGTGTCGCCGATTTTGCACGAAACATGCAAATGTTGGTCTTATAGCGATTGACTATCTTGGGTTGATAAATCACGGAAAGGCAGACCGAAACGATATATCAATCGGTAATACAACCCGCGCGCTAAAGGGTCTGGCTATGGAGCTTAAGACGCCAGTATTACTGCTTGTTCAACCAAGTCGTGAGCTGGAAAAGCGAGGTGGAAGACCAAAAATGTCCGATCTGCGCGACTCTGGAGCTATCGAGCAGGACGCTGACAAGATTGTATTTATCCACCGAGATTGCACCGTTGATCCGAATACTCCATGGAAGAATATTGCAGAAATTATCAATGTTAAGCGAAGACAAGGGCAACCAAAAGACGGCTATCTGGCATTCAATAATGGGCATTTTGTTGAATGCACCAGCGATGAAATGAACAGCGTTATGTTAATAAAAGGCAATCAAGCATCAAAAGCTAAAGCAGAAAGCGCAGTTGAATTTCAGCCAAAGGGATGGTCAAAAAATGGGGGCAGATAAAGCGTACGCAAAAGAGCTGGCAATTTGTTTTATCTATCAACTTCCAGTTGCGTGGATGGGTATGCCTCCAGACAAAGACATGATCTCAAGAACGATTGATCGGCAGCAGGATGAGGTGAGAGAGGAATTTAGATCTCTGATTAATCAATACACCAGAGAGATAAAGCAGTCTCTTGAGAATCCATCATCAAGAGCCGCAGCACTTGAAGAGTTGACGGCAATGCAATCAAGACAATACAGATATTGAGCGCGAGGACTACTAGCATGAACTTCTCAAAACTATCCAGCGACGATCTGCAAGACATACTGGCCGCCAAGGCCGTGTACGCAGCACAAATTGAAGCGGAGCTGTCGGTTCTGACTGACGAGATGGTGGAAATCGACATGGTGCTGAGTGATCGGTAGTTGGTGCAGGAGAAGGCGGCATGAGCAATCACACACCTGAGCCTTGGTATATTGCCAATTACGATGCAACGATGATTTATGGAGAAAAGCTCCCGCCTGAGGTAAGCAAGTGGATTTGCCAGACAAACACTACAACTTTTTCTGCGAGGAACCTTGCAGGAGAAAACGCCAGACGTATTGTTGCCAGCGTGAATGCCTGTGCACTCTTTGAGACCAAAGATCTTGAAGATGGGATCATAAATCGAACATTTGGTCAAAACCATACTTTTGATTACGAACGTCAGTTATTTGCCAGTCAGCGCGATGAGCTAAAGGCAATCATCGAAAAACAAAAGCAATTCGTACTTGAGTCATTTCCAGAAGCTTACGCTGAGTTTTGTCTGATATCGGAAGGCGGTGCCGTATGACCGCCAGAATCGACATATCTCCAGTTGATGTAGAACGCCTTATTGCTCGGCAAGTAACAGGGAAGATGCTTGCTGTGAAATACCGGTGCAATGCCAAGACTATTTGCCGGAAGCTGAAAGACACTGGCGATCAGAGAATTATCGAGGCGCTGAGAAAAAACTCTATTGGTCGTAAATTCAAAAAGAACCAATCCGGATGTCGCAAGGCCGCTGAAATGGTTCTGATGGGTGAGAAGATAGCGGTTATTGAGCTGGTAACTGGTTGCTCGACACAGACTATTTCAAGACTCAGGAGTGAGTTGGCGGAGTTGGTGTGAGCCAGAAAAAGCAAAGCCCCACCAGGTGGGGTTTATTTTTAAAAATAACAACCAAACATTATTTTTTATTGACAGCGTGAGCGCTCACGTCTAATATTAACACATCAGGTAGCTGATGACGGCGCACCGCGTAACAGGTGCAGGAGATAAAAAATGAATAACTTACAATACTGGTTGGAACATGTAGCTGATATGCCAGAGCGTGATAGTCGTGGCTGGTATGATATGGAAAGCGGCCTGCGGTATGATGCATCTGTAAAATACAATCCAGTAAAAACCACAGTTAATAAACTGAGCGCAAAAGCTCAGGCAGCGCGAGGTACCGCTAAATTCTTTGGTGGTAAAGCGCTGAAAGGCACAGCAAAGCAAAAAGAATGGGCTGAAAAAATCCGCGCTGAAAAATTATCTAGCATGACGGAAGATCAGGCGGAAATGGTTTGTGACCCTGCCGGAATTCTTACCAACTCAAAATTCTGGATTGAAAACCGCACAGCATTAGGAAAAGACATTGGTTTGTTCATTGAAGAGCAAAAAGCAGCGTTGAAACAATATCGCGCAGCAGCTGCAAAAGAAGATCGTGAAGCAATAAAAACACTGGCTGAACGATACAACTCGCTGACTGAGAAATGGGGTTTCGTTGAATGAAACTTTATGATTATCAGCAAAATATCTTTGACGAAGTCGTCAGCGCGCCAACCGATGATCTTGTTCAGTTAGATACCGGAGCAGGGAAAACCCCAATAGAAGCTGCACTGTGCAAGCATTATGAAAACGTAATTTTGATTGCACACAGAAATATTCTGATAACTCAATGCAGCGAAAAGCTTGCAGCATTCAGTGTTTATCATTCCACACTTAGCTCTGAATATACCCGCCGCCGCTGTATGTTGTCCCACAAGCGGCATGGGCGGAACTATATCAAGAGAGCGGGCTGCTCCCGCTTCGTTGCCAGCATCGACACGCTTTATTCTCACCATAAGCGCGGAAATATCACGCTCGACACAAGCAAGGAGTGGTTGATCATCATTGATGAGGCGCATCATGTTATTGCTGATAATAAGTGGGGCGTACTAAAACATATATTTCCCTATTCACGCGTTATTGGGTTCACTGCAACACCAAGCCGCATGGATGGTGAGCCGCTAGCGAAAACCAAAGGCGGTATGTTTGATCGTCTTGTTCAAGCAAAAGGATTGGAAAGCGATAGCATTAAAACTCTGATTACAACCTGCGTACTGAGTGGATTTAAGTTTTATACACCGCCGGTTGGAATAAGTAATAATGATAAATCAGTGCTTAATATTTCTGATTCACCGGTAAATACTTACAAAACACTAATGATGGACAAACAGACCATTGTCATGTGTCCGTCAATTAAAAACGCAGAAGAATTAGCAGATGAATTTAAAGCTGAAAATATCTCTGCGGCATGCATAAGCTCTGCGATGTCTGCAACGGATGTTTCCAGAGTTATTGATTTTTTCGCAAATGGTAAAATAAAAGTCCTTTGCAATGTGGATATGGTCGGTGAGGGGTTTGATGTTCCGGCTGTTGAGGGGCTTATTCTCGCCAGAAAAACAAAGTCGTTTACTATGTATCGGCAGTGGATCGGTCGGGCTTTACGCCAAAGCGAAGGCAAGAGTTTCGCTATCATTGCTGATCTGTGTGGAAATTATGAGCACGGAATTCCAGACGATAACATTATTTGGGATTTGGAATCTCCACCGAAAACTCCAGATTCAATAAAAACATATCCATGCAAAAAATGCGGATTTTGGTATCCAATCAAGCAAAAAGAGTGTCCGGAGTGTGGTTATGAAAATAAACTATTAATAAGATCATCAGTTGGTGGTCATTATGTAAATATAAACAGATTGGATACCGGGCTTATTGAAAAAGCACGAAGAGAGCAGGATGCGGAATCTCGCGAAGAAAAATTGAGTAATGAAATAATCATTCCATATTCTGGATTTGATGGCTCTGGCGTGATTGGGCGAACAGCTGAAAAAATCAGAATTTCATTTGTAAATAAGCTGTATGAGAGTGGAATAAATATCAGAAAGATAAATTATTTTTTAATGACAGAGAGAAATATTAATTTTTATATAAATAATTTCAAAGCAAAAGACGCAAAATCACTGTCAGCAGAAAAAGCAAATAAGGTATTTGAAAGATGGCAAAGATCAAACTAATTTGTGGGGACGCTAAAGTGCAGCGTATATCCTGCGATCTTATTGTTACCGATCCGCCGTTTGATATGCCAGGGGATCAGCTTGCTGAGATTATAAAAAAACAGGATTGCGCTCATCTTCTTTTGATAGCGACAATGCGGCAGATCTTGGAGTTTGTTCCGCTAATGAATTGGAAGTTCGGTTTTGACTTCGTTCTTGATGCCATCACGCCGAAGAAATCAAAAAGTATTCATCAACCGAATTACACGCACCACAGCGGAATTTATCTCCACAAGGACGGCGAAAGGTCACTATTCAACAGAAAAAGGCGACAGCGGTCTGATGTATTTGAAGGAAATGGATACTGGCCGACAATCTTTTATGCGCCGAAAGAGCGTGTTCAGCAGCATTCACTGGCAAAAAATGCAGATGCAATTACTGACTTGATCGGAAGCTTTGATGTTTCATCTGTTGCAGATCTGTTTGCTGGGAGCGGAACCGTAGGTATGTCTGCATTTGAGCTTAATTTAGATTGCACGCTTGTGGAGCATGATAAAGAAAACTGCAAGAACATAGCAAATTATTTTAAATTCATGGGCGCTAACTTCAATAAAGAGGGGTTTTAAATGTATATACGATATGTTTCTTTAAATGATGGTTATGCGGAAAATTGCGAAAAAGAAGAGGTCGAGCCAATTGATCTCGGTAAAGTATTTGAAAATGTTTTAATGCCTATATATTCGGGGAATGTCGGAGTTAAATTTAAGTATGAATATTCTGTTATTGGCGAAATGACAAAGAAAAAAGCAAGAATATCACTATTAAAAAATGGAGACGAAATCGCTGTTGTCGCAATCTGCTTGCATAGCCGCCAAGCAAAGAAAACCTGGAATGACTTGATCTCATCTGCACAAATTGAATTGCCTGATTTTGGTGATGAGCCGCCGCAGGCTCCATGGTGTGCAATGAGATATGACACTTACGAATCAGGGTTACCTGTGTGGCTTGATTACTGGTGCAAATCAGTGGCCTGGTCGATGATAATTCACGCCGAGCACTTTACTGATGAATAAGCCAATAGCAAAAACTGCAGCACAGCGTAAAGCAGCAGAAGCAGATCGGAAAAAAGCAATTGGTCTTGTCCGGCGTGGAGTCTGGGCTCACCCTGATGATTGGGGTGAAATAACTAAACTTGTGGAAGAGCTAACAAAAAAAAGACTAACGAATAGCTTGACAACGTGAGCGCTCACGTCTAATATTAACACATCAGGTAGCTGATGACGGCGCATCGCGTAACAGGTGCAGGAGATAAAAAATGAATACACAGTCATTGTTTAAAATGGATTCAGTATCAGAAATGATCGTTGCTGCTGGTGAACAAGATAGAGATTTCAATCTTGCCTACCCTAACAAATATGTTGGTTATAGCCTGGAGAGAATGAAATTATTGGTTGCTGAGTACAATGCAAACCGTCTAACTAGTTGCCGTATTGCAAAAGGGTCTCAGGTAGTTGGATTCTGTACAGTAGAAGATGAAAGCGAGGCTGAAGCAATCATCAACTCAAGAATGGAAGAAGTTACCGCAGTTGCTGAAAAAATTATGCGCTGCATAGCATTAGGAATGGATTTGGTTTGATAGTGACTTAAAAGGAAGGCTATTCGAAATGACCCGCTTCGGTGGGTTTTTTATTGCACATTGACTTTCGCAAAATGCAAATAAACCACTGTATATCCGATCACCCAGTGATATACTATTGTCTCGGGGTGGTTCCCGTCTCGCTACACACTGTGCTCGCGCGTGATGCGTCAGTACGGATGATTCAAACAATCTGCACTAATTGACGTATCTGAGCATTCAGATATTTGTCATATCCGCTTCACGCCGCTGATTCCCTAACAAGAATCAGGAGAACGGCGATGCACAATGGTTTACCTAAAAAATCAGACGCTGAAATTGCAGCAGAAATTCGTTCACTTCCTGACGAAACGGTTCTTGCCATGGCTCAGATTGCCGCGCCGTTCGTTATCGCAATCAGTGCTGCAATATCGTCAGTTTCTATCCAGCAGCCAGAATTCATTGAAGTATCAGCAGAGCAATTCCTTGCTGTAGCACCATGTGTTGGTGGTGTTCAGTAATGGCTGTTACAAGATTTTTCCTTCGTGACGCAGGTGTTGTTCTCAACGCCTGTAAGTTCATATCTGCATTGCTAGTAAACAGTGAGCGTCCTTGGGTTATCGAAATTAAGGAGATGACTCGCTCGCTCGAGCAGAACGCAAAAATGTGGTGCGTCCTCACTGACATCTCTAAGCAAGTTAAATGGTATGGCGAATGGCTATCACCAGAAGACTGGAAGCACGTTCTAACCGCCGCGCTCAGAAAACAACGCTCTGTACCTGGTATTGGCGGCGGATTTGTTGTGCTCGGCCTGTCCACTTCAAAAATGTCTATCCGCGAAATGAGTGATGTAATTGAGTTGGCTCATGCCTTTGGTGCTGAACATGGCGTGAAGTGGGGCGTCAAGGCGATGGATGGACTCCGCTGGTCTGAAGAGTGGAGGGATGCCGCATGACATCATTCAATCTCGCAACCAAGACAACCAGAGAACGCATTGAGGTTGAGTTAGATAAGGCCGCTTCACTGGCTATCTACAAATTGCGTCACGCCAAAACCATCACCCAGCAAGACATAGCAAAGCAGATCGCTGCATTACCAGCCGATCAGCAGGGCTACTTCTGTCAGCGATTAAATCATCACGAACTACCGAGGTACAAAGCATGAGCGCACTTAAATTCTTCATCAACGCATTGGCCGCTTTTGGTGGTCAGTTTTGGTCAGCACCAATGTTTCGAGCAATTGGGTATCACGGATTTGTTCCACCATCACAGCGCAGCAGATTTTCAGGTGTAGCTCGAGCCAAGCGCGCAGCCCGCAAAGCACGGAGAAGCCGCAAATGAGAAATGCTTACAAAGAGCACCGCGAAGCAGAGCAGGCTGGACGCAGTGAAATAGACGAACAGTTGATGCAGTGGGCCAAAGACAAAGAAATCGAATTGCCAGATGACATCAAAACGCCTGAGCAGTTTGCAGATCGGGTGATGCGCAAATGATCAAACCAAAAACTAAGGCAGAAAAACTATGGCTTTCAGATGTTGCCAGTCTTGGTTGTGCGGTGTGCAGAAATTCAGGGTTTGGTGAATCTCCGGCAGAAGTTCACCACGTTCGCAATGGTGTAGGAAAGGGGCAAAGGGCAAGTCATTTCGACACAATTCCGTTATGCCCAACACATCATAGAACTGGTGGCCATGGTCTTGCCTTGCATGCTGGAAGGCGAACGTTTGAGCAGAACTATGGCACTGAATTGGCGCTCATGTGGCAAACAAAACGGGAAGTAACCGAAATGCGTAAAAACCGGATCGGAGGTGCTGAGTGATAACTATCAATCTCCCATGGCCACCAAGCGTGAACCGCATCTGGCGCCGTGTTGGCAATAAAACAATTCTCAGTGCAGAGGGGCGTGAGTTTCGGAAAACGGTACAGGGTATTTGCGCTATCAATGGAATATCAGGCAAGAGAATGGCCGGCAGATTATCAGTCTGCATTACTGCAAACCCACCAGATCGACGCAAACGAGATATCGATAACCTGCAAAAAGCCCCACTGGACGCATTAACGCATGCAGCTGTGTGGGAAGACGATAGCCAGATAGATGAGTTGTTAATTCGCCGCGACAGTATTGTTTCTGGCGGATCAATCAAAATTACAATTAACGAGATTTCGGGGTAGGCAATGTCTGATTACGTTGAAGTGGCAGGACAAAACAAATACCAAGACACCATGAGTACGGTTAGTGATATCGCAGAGGCCGCTAGATATTCAGGTATCAGAGAGATTCTAATTCGCTGGGGTAATTGGGCAAGAGAGCAACCACACACAGGATACCCGATTAAATCAGCCGGAATGGGGCAAAATCCAACCGCTGGTAAATGTGAATTGTGCAGCGATGAAGAGGGGCTGATTGTCGATAAGGCTGTATTGGCTCTGAATGTTGTCGATGAAGAATATTACAAGGTGATCTTCGCTCGGTACGTTATTAACTGCACCAACAAAGAGGGCGCTGATTACATGGGGATCCCCGTTCGCCGGTATTACGAGAACCTAGCATCAGCTGAGAAGTCACTATCAGTAGCGTTGCTGTCTATAACATCAATTTTTGAAGCATAATTAACACTAAATGATAATTAAATGTGTTGACTGTGCGCATAGCGCGCAGTATATTCCGTGTTAATGTGCTGTAGTTGTATCTGATAGCATTTACAGTAAAAGAGCCTCGCCTAGTGCGGGGCTTTTGCGTTTCTACTCCAGGAGAAAAGTCATGACCGATACAATTCAAGAGGCCGCAAAGTCCGTAGGTGATTTAGCTGGCGAAATCCAAACTGCCGCCGCTGTGGTGGGTACTGTAGTTCCGCAAGCCGAAGAAGTAGTTGCACTGGCTACCGCAGTTAAGTCTGTAGCTGCTCTGGCATCTGGCGTTGCTGATACCGTTGAAGCCGCTGCACCGCAAATCAAAGCACAGCTGGAACCGGCTCACGGTATTCTGGCTGAAATTGAAGCGTTATTTGCGAAGCTGAAAGCGCATCTGCATTTGTAATGACGAAGGGGTGATCCTCAAGTCTCCGGCTGGTGCGGAAATACCAGAATCACAGTAGAGATACTGCAAATCCAATGACCCACCCACGGTTCCCATTTCTCACATGCTAGTCCGACTTGGGTGTCATCTGCCGTGTGAGTGGGTCGCCAATTCGTCCTGCGCCGCTTGGTTTATTGACCTACGCGTGGGATATCAATTTAACGCTCACCAAAACCGGTGTCCGTTTAAAAATTAGGCATTATATGTTCATCAAAGTAGACCGATCACTAATGCGGTCTCAGGACTATGACGCCGCACTCCGAAAAGCCTGTGACATTTTGTCAGCGCAAGGCGCAAAGAATTTCCTGCATTACACAGAGCCAAGAGTTGTCGAGCTAACTGAGGCCAATGAAAAGTTGGTAGTCAGGGCCGATCAAGTTCATGGCGGTATCTGGCTGGTAAGGGGGTAGGAATGGAAATCATCTACGCCATGCTGGCTGTATCGGTACTACTGATAATTCAAAACATTGTCACTGGTGAGTTACAGCGACGAGAAGACAAAAAGAAATTCACCATCGCGCATCCCATCGATTCGCTTTTAGCCGGGATAGCCGAGGCGTTCTTTGCCTGTGCATTAATTCTGGCGATTTTCTACATCCAATATCTACAAAACAACTAAGGCGGTAAACATGAAACGCATAGCGGCATCCGTGAACGTCAGAGATGTTTATTACTCACTTAGTTGGAATACACCAACCAATCAGCTTGAAGAAAGTGTAATTCACGAAATCAAGCGCCGGTTCGAGCGGCAAGGCATTGTATTCGAAACCCGCCAAGGGTTATTCCCAATCCCACCCTACAAACTCAAAAACGAAATACTTCCTGATGGTTTCCGCATTATCCAGATAACCCAAGACCAGGAAGAAGAATTTTAACGATTTCCTTCTCGGGCTGTGGCTTGTGGTCTGAAAGTGGGCTGCGTTAGCTGAGGTTACCTCTTCCTCTGTTGTAGCGCGCAGAACAACCCATGAACAAGCAAGGCATAGGTTTGTATCTCGCATATGACGCGAATCGAGAGAGTTGACCTTCATAGGCCAGTTCTGGGCTGGCGCCGACATACCAGTGATTATCTGTAACCGGGTAATCAAGAGTGCATTTGCGAGTGTGCTGCTGATTATCAATTGGAGTAAACGCTATGGGCAGAAAATCAAAGCTATCAGATGCCCAGTGGAAGCGTATTGAAGAGCGACTGCTAAATGGTGAAGCTGGTAATGCGCTCGCAAAGGAATTTGGTATAGCACCAAGCACTTTGAGAGAGAAAACCGCTCACCTTAAAATCATTAAAGAATCTGTAAATCAGATAGTTACTGCAGAGTCAAAAATTCAAGCATTACCGATTTCCGCTCAAATAACCGCTCACTCATATGCCGCGCGGTTACGGCAAATCTCATCGGGGATATTAGAGACTGCCGCCAATGGTGTGAGAACATCAACAAAGTTATCAAGGTTAGCTGCTGATGCCGCGGAAGAGATGGAATCGTTTAATCCAGATATTGAAGCTGATGTTACTCGAGTAAAGACCATATCAGCCCTAACCCGATTATCAAATGAAGCAGCTTCGGTTGGCATGGACTTAATGAAAGCCAATAAAGAGTCAATGTCAGACCCTGACGAATCAAATAACAAACAACCAGAGATGATCCTGTTAGTAGCGCCGGAGGCAAACGATGACCACGGCGAGGATAGAGCTACCACCGAAGCTGATACCGGTATTTAGTGGACCTGCTCGTTATCGTGGTGCATATGGGGGCCGAGGCTCAGCAAAAACCAGAACATTCGCGCTGATGACGGCTGTTCGCGCTTACATGGCAGCAAAGGCAGGCACTTCGGGTGTCATCCTGTGTGGTCGAGAGTTTATGAACTCGCTTGAAGACTCTTCAATGGAAGAGGTCAAGCAGGCGATACGCTCCGTTGATTGGCTGAATGACTTTTTTGAAATTGGTGAGAAGTTCATTCGCACTAGAGATCGTCGAGTCAGCTACATATTCACTGGACTAAGAACAAACCTTGATAGCGTTAAGTCAAAGGCCCGCGTTTTGATTTGCTGGGTTGATGAAGCCGAATCCGTGTCTGAAAAGGCATGGATGAAATTGACGCCAACCATTCGTGAAAACGACTCTGAGATCTGGATAACGTGGAACCCTGAACGCGACGGTTCTGCAACTGACAAGCGATTCAGAAAAGCACTTCCAGCTGACGCAAAAATTGTTGAGATTAACTACAACGATAACCCATGGTTTCCGGACGTACTTGAACGAGAGCGGCTTAACGACCTTACTCGTCTGGATTACGAAACTTACGCGTGGATCTGGGAAGGCGCTTACCTCGAAAACTCTGACAAGCAAGTTCTGTCGGGTAGATATTGTGTCAAAGAGTTTACTCCGGGTGACGATTGGGATGGTCCTTACTTTGGCGCTGACTGGGGTTTTGCGAAAGACCCAAGCGCACTTGTTAAGTGCTGGGTATATAAACAATGCCTATATGTTGAATATGAAGCCTACCAAACGGCCGTAGAGCTTGATGACCTGCCTTGTTTTTTCAGGACAATTCCCGATTCAGACAAATACGTTATACGTGCAGACAACTCTCGGCCAGAAACGATTAGCTACATGCAGAGGCATGGATTCCCTCGCATAACCGCATGCAGCAAATGGCCTGGCTCTGTAGAGGATGGAATTGCTCACCTTAGAGGGTATGAGCAAATAATTATCCATCCGCGCTGCAAAAATGTAGCAACCGAAGCCAGAACGTATAGCTACAAAATTGATCGCATAACCGGCGATATTCTTCCAATCGTTAAAGACGCAAACAACCATGCTATCGATGCCATTCGATATGCAATAGAAAAAATCATCAAACGAATGCAGCTAGGCATGCTCGACTACTACGCAAACAAGGCGAACACATCATGACAGTAAGACTACACCCACCATCAGATGCAAAATCACCAATCACGGTTTTTGGTCGTTCATACAACCCTGCGGTCGGCGTTCAGGATGTTCCAGACCATGATGCTCCAGTTCTACAGGCTAATGGTTGGATCAACGCAGCATCTGGAAATGGCAGCACATTGTCCAATTCCGGAACAACAACAGTAAGACCGGCGAACCCACAGAAAGGCCAGCCATATCTCGATACCACGCTGGGGATCACTATTATTTTCGACGGCAAGGTATGGCGTAACTCCATTACTGGCGCAGCTGTGTGAGGATTTTAAATGGAAGGGCAAAAGGTTCCGATTTCTGATGGTCTGATTGCCCGGGTGTCTGGTGCAGTAAAAGCCTTTTTTGGCGTCAACCAGACGGCAGGTGGTAGCGCATCAACTACATTTTTTGGCCCCGGCGAATCAATTGCACCGGTTGTTAACAATCCAGAGGGATCTGGCGTAATCGGACGTCAGTTTGATTACCAAACCGGATACAACAAGGTCTATCGACCAAGAAGCACTGAACGAACTACATTTGAGCAGTTGCGGGCGTTGGCTGATAACTGCGATGTTTTGCGACTCGCCATTGAAACCAGAAAAGACGCAATCGACGGTTTCACGTATGAAGTAAAGCCGCGGGATGGGTCAAAGCAAACCAGAAAATGCAAAGCAATTCAGGATTTCTTGCGATTCCCTGATGGTGAGCATGATTTTTCCACATGGTGCCGCGCGATAGTTGAGGACATGCTTGTCATTGATGCTGCCACTATCTATCCGTGGAAAACAATGGGTGGAGACCTGTATCGCCTTGAGTTGATGGATGGCGCAACCATTAAGCGACTGATTGACCCAACCGGCAGAACGCCAATGATAGGCCCTGCTTATCAACAGGTGATCAAGGGTGTGCCCGTTGTTAACTACGAATGGGCTGAGCTTATCTACCAACCGAGAAACATAAGAACAAACAAAATTTACGGGTTTTCCGTAGTCGAGCAGATCGTGATCACGGTTAACACCGCAATACGGCGCTCACTGCATCAGCTGCAATTCTACACAGAAGGTTCGACGCCTGACTTAATTCTAACTCTTCCTGCGGCATGGGAAATAGCGCAGATAAAGGAGTTCGAAACCTACTGGAATGACCTTTTATCTGGTGACACTGCTACACGGCGTGGAACGAAATTTGTTCCTGATGGTGTGAAGGCTGTAAATACCAAAGAGGGTGCGCTCCAAGACTCTTTCGATGAGTGGCTGGCGCGAGTGATCTGCTATGCGATGAACGTCCCTAACCAATGGGCGATCAAGCAGCAGACAAGAGCTGGTCAGGATGTAGAGCAGTCATCCGCTGACAAGCGCGGTGATGAGATCACTAAGTCATTTCTTAAGGCTGTAATGGATAGAGTGATAGCTCAGCATTTCAATGCGCCTGAACTGTCGTTTGAGTGGACTTCTGAGCAAGAAATCGACCCAGAAACAAGGGCTCGCATCTTCGATATTAAAATCAAGAATAAGTCACTTTCTATTAATGAGGCTAGAGATGCAGATAATCTTGAGCCTGTTGAGCATGGTGACTTTTCACCGCCAACCGACACGCCAACCATGGACAATGACAATCAACAAGAGCCCCAATAGCGGGCTCTTTTTATTTGGGTGATGAAATGAAAAAGATCTGCCAGTTCGCTTCTATCCAAAAGGTAGAGAGTAACGATGACGGAACAATCACTGTAATTGGCATTGCCTCTGATATGTCCACTGATGCAGATGGCGAAGTTATTACTGCTGATGCAATGAAGGCGGCCATCCCTGATTACATGGCGTTAGGAACTGGTGCGCTACGAGAAATGCATCAGTTAAGCGCTGCCGGCAAAGTGAATAAGGCTGAGGTTAATGACTTAGGCCAAACCATCATTGAAGCAACTGTTGTTGATCCTGTTGCCATTCTCAAGGTTCAACAGGGCGTTTATAAAGGTTTTTCTGTTGGCGGAAGCTCCACAGCAAAACTGGGCAAGATGATCACTGGATTGCGCCTCACCGAGATCAGTTTGGTTGATAAGCCAAACAACCCTAATGCAATTATCCATATGTGGAAGTGCGAAGATTTTAACAAGCCCGGGGAAGACCCGGATCAACCCCCGGAGAACAACATGAGCCAAAACGAAAACCGACCGGTTGTTAAAGCCGAAACAGTTGGTGATGTAGCCAAAGGCATGTATGCAGTCAGCGACTTTGCCTGCTTCCTGCGTGAAATAGCTTGGATGGTTGACGATGCCAAGTGGGAGTCTGAAAGCGAAGGGGATAACAGCCCCGTGCCTGGTCAGTTAAAAACATGGCTTGAGCTTGGCGTGGAAATCTTCCAAGACATGGCAAAAGAAGAAACGTCAGAACTGATCGCGTCATTGCAAAAAGCTCACGCTGCAAATGATATTGCCAAGGCGGATATGGCAGTTGTAGTGACAGCTGAAGTTAAACCGGTAGAAGCGATAGTTGCCGCTGTCGTTGAGAAAGCAGAAGTTGCTGCTGATAAACAGGTAGTTCAACCAGTCATCGAAGAGCAGATCCAAAAAGTTGAACCTGCGCAGGACATTACCAAGGCTTTAGCGCCGGTAATGGATGTGATTAAAGCGCTACAGGCTCAAAACGAACAGCTGATCAAGGCGCAAACTGATTTATCTACTCGTTTAAATTCGCTACCTGCGCAACCTAAAGGCGTGCTGATCGAGAAAGCGGCTGATGCAAGCAGCATTGCGCTTAGCCCAGATACATCAACGACCGTTGAGCCAGTTCGCAAAGCTGATGGCTCAGTCGATACCGAAGCCACTTTAATGAAAAACTTTTACGCCAACGCACGGCCAGTATCTCTGGCGGCACATCAAGTTAATCGTTGAGTGATACTCACTTAACAACCCATACCACCAAGCGGTGGTTTTTTTATGTCTGAAAAATCACTGCCGCCATAGAGCGGCTTTTTTATTTGGAGAAACACAATGAGTATCACTGAGCAGACCCTCAATGACGTAAAAAAAGCGCAACAGGATATTAATAAGACTGTTAGCGTTTCAACCGGTCTGACTGGTTATGATCTGCAAGCTCCCGCCAAAAATCTGTACCCAGTTTTAACGCCACTGCGTAACAAATTGCCGCGTGTTCCTGGTAATGGTGGACTGGCTACCAACTGGAAATCGGTCAAGGGTTTAACTGGTTCTGGCATTTCTTCCATGCCATGGGTTCCTGAAGGTCAACGCTCAGGCCGCATGAGCTACCAAACCGAGTTGAAAGCAGCAAACTACGCGACTTTCGGTGAAGAAGATGCAGTAACCTTCGAAGCGGAAAGCGCTGGTCGCACATTCGAAGATATCCGCGCAACTGCTGCTGTGCGCTTACTACAGCAAACCATGATCAAAGAAGAAAAAGCCATTCTGGCTGGTAACGCTTCGTTGGTTTTGGCGCAACCTACAGCTCCGACTCTGGCTGCTACTGGTTCCGGTGCTACTTTGCCAGCGTTGACCTACTCGGTAATCGTTGCTGCATTAACACTGGAAGGTTACCTGGCTAATGGCGGCGCATCTGCAACACAGTTGATCACAACCAAATCAATCACTGGCGCCGATGGCAATAGCTACTCGCTGAATGGTGGTGTATCTAAAAAATCAGCTAATACCACTCAAGCGGTTACGCTGGGCCAGATCTTATCTGCAACCACCCCAGTCGTTAATGGTGCGGTTGCTTACGCGTGGTTTGTTGGTGCCGCTGGCGCTGAAACACTGCAATGCATTACCTCAATCAACTCGGCCACATTCTCAGCTCCATTAAGCTCTGGCAACATGGCTGCAACTTCACTGAGCACCTCAGTGGATTATTCAGCTAACTCCGGCATGGCATTTGATGGATTCATCACATCCGCCTTCTTGCCATCAAACTCAGCTTACGTAGTGAGTCAGGCAACGGGTACTGCTGGCGTTGGTACACCGTTGACATCAGGTGGTCGCGGTAACGTGGTTGAAATCGATACAATGCTGCGAACCATGTGGGAAAACTTCCGCTTGGGCGTTACGGTGATCTATTGCAACAGCCAAGAGTTAACCAACATCACGAACAAAGTAATGACTACCGCCAGCGGCACATTACTGCGTTACAACAGTGATAACGGTAGCGGCAGCGACCCATACAAGATCAATGCAAATGGTGTTGTAACTAACTACTACAACCCATACCTGCCAGGTGGCGGTCGCATGATCCCAATCGTAATTCATCCAAACCTGCCGGCAGGTACTATGTTTGGTTATTGCGAAGATCTGCCGCTGCACTACCAAAACAACAACGTTCAAAACGTTGCAGAAATGCATATGCGCCGCGATTACTACCAGTTGGATTGGCCTCTGCGTTCACGCCAGTACGAAATGGGCGTTTATGCGGAAGGCGTATTGGCTAACTACTTCCCCGCGGCCATGGCAATTATCACCAACATTGCCAACGGTTAATGACTTCAAGCCCTGCTTCGGCGGGGCCTTCTTGTTTTTGGAGTAAATAATGGAATTAAGTGGCTCAACGGTCGTTGTGCAGTCTCAAACCGCAGGCGACTCTTTCACATTCAATGATACGCAGTACACAGCCAATCAAGATGGCTTGGTTGAAGTTCCTGTTGAGTGTGTTTCTGAAATATTGCCATTTGCTTTTGTGCCAACTGACAAAACAATCACTACCAAATCAAAATCCAAATAAGGTGATCCTATGGGTTACGTTACTATCGCAGAGGCACCAAATTACGGAGCATCAACTGACGTAACTCAAAATCAGTTAGATCAGGCAGCAGTGGTTGTTAATTCATTTTGCGGGAAGCCTGACGGGTTTCTTGTTGAGATGAATAACGGTGATCCGGTTTGCATGGCTCATGCTTCACCTTCATTTTCGTATCAATCATTATCACCTTTGTCGGCGGGAGCTAATGTTCAGGCTTCACTTCCTCAATGGATCCCGATAACCATCGGCGATGCACTGATCATAGATAGAGGTACAGCGACAGCCGAATGCGTAATCGTTACCACCATTAATGCAAATGGTTCCGTTGTCTTCGCCAGTGTGAAATACAATCACGCAACACCGTTGTGTGTTGGCGGGCTGGTTATCACAGAAGAAAAGCGGGTTTCTGCCAAAGGCATTTATCCGTTAAGACGATCACCACTGGTAAGTTTGTTTTCGCTCTGTGCAAATTCACTTCAAATCCAGCGACCAAAATGGATTGATGGCACCCGCTTAGATTTGACGATGCTGTCAGGCGAAATGGTTAAAGCTTGTTATTTGGCCGGATACACCAAGGCACCAGAAGCTATTAAATCAGCAACTGTCCTTGTTGCTAATCAAATGGCTGAGTTGGTCACGACAGGGGCAACAAACTTTAAATCCGAAGAGTACGGCGGCCGTAAATACGAGCGATTTGCTGGAGTCGGCTTCATTGATTCTCGCATTGCTCAGTTACTCGCGCCGTATAAGGCTGTCGTATGAATCAACAGCAACTGTTTTGGCGGCAATACGGCTATATAGCCAAGCGGACAGGACAACCTCACGCATTCACCAGACCAAATTCGGCAATATCGAACGCGCAGTCGCCATATTTGACTCAGTACGCCAGCTTTAATCAGGATTTTGGCTATTCAAAGCCCAATAAATACGGCGTGGCCACTTGGTGTGGGGTGTTTGACGGCACTCAATGCAATGTCGGTGATGTAATTTCTGGTCCTGCTGGCGTTTATTTCATCGCTGCAATGCAGTACACGCTGCCGATCTACTGCGTTCAGTGCAATAGAACTATCTCAGTGCTGCGCGTTACTCCTGATTCAGGTGTCGGCATTGGTAGCTATGGTGGCAATACAGCAGAGAATGAAGTGGTGCTTATGTCTGGTTGTCCTGCGTCAATATTGCAAGGCACGAAAGGCGAGGCGAATGATGCCAAGTTACCTGGTGATGTAAGAACGCCATGGTGGGCTATCTTGTTTCCTACCTTTGATGGTGTTGTTCTGCGAACCAGCGACATTATCACTGACGACATTGGGCGGCGCTACATTATATCGAGTGCTGAATTGACTGATATGGGATGGCGAATTACCGCCATGCAAGCGCAGGTGTGATATGAGACTTAGTGAGATTGTTGCATTGGTTTCAGGTTCGGAATCAATTACATGCGCTCGTAGTTTTTGGTGTGGAAAGGCGTTATTGGTCATTCAAAACGGAAGAATGCAAATCAGATGTCGTGGTGAAAGTATTTTCTTTAACTACTCACCATCATTTGGGGATGTGAATGCCGATGATTGGAAGATAGTTAAATCGTTGTTAGCGCACTCAATAGATGGCTCTATTGAGGAGGTGTTAATTGCCTGATTTATCAGAAGTTGCCGATACACTAGTGAGTAAGGCATGTGCTGCGGTTTATCCAAGCGGCACATCACAGCCAAGTGTTTGCGGTGCAGCGGTTAAGCTCTTTCAAGGCTGGCCAGTGCCTAATGACCTTGAGGCATCACTAAAGGCAGGAAAGGTTCAGGTGTCAGTCTATCCACTGCCAACCGAGCGCAAAACAAACCGGAATATCAGCCGGCAGTGGAATGTTATCGACCCTGGCAGCCCAACGATAACCACAACAGTATCTGGCTCAACCATCACATTTGCAGGAACGGTATCGACACCTCAGAACGTTTATATTTTGGTGAACGGGAAGGGTTATCAATACTCGGTACAGGCAAATGACACGCTGACCAGTATTGCTACATCACTGACTGCCCTGATTAAAGTAAACATTCCGGCTGCAAGCAGCTCTGGTGCCGCAATCACCGTTCCTTCCGCATATTCGTTGATCGCCCGCACCGGTGGTATCGGTTCAGCGGTTCTTGAGTTAAAGCGACAGGAAAAAGAGTTTCAAATTACCGTGTGGGCGCCAACGCCGACTAAACGGAATCAAGTGGCCGAGGCTATTGATGTCGCGCTGTGTGAATTCACGGACATCATTTTCGCCGATCAATCACACGGGATAATGCGCTACTGCCGCACATTTCAATCAGACCAAACTGAGAAGTCAGGCCTGTACCGGCGCGATCTGGTTTATTCCATTGATTACGCCACTACGAAAACCGCAGATGGTGGTGCTCCGCAAATTCTTGCAGTTTCAACCAGCCTTACTACTCCACAAACAATTACATCCGACTAGGAGACTCCATGTCAGAACCACAAAACGACCTTGGTTACGAGTTGGTCGTCGTACATGCCTTTGCTGATTACCAGCGTGGCGATGTCATTGCCGATGCAAAAAACATTACTGAAATTCTGGAAGGCGAGTGCGCTGCCTATGTGAATAAACGCGCCATTTAAGCTTAACCAAATCATCACGAACCCAGCCATTGCGCTGGGTTTTTTCGTTTATAGGAGATAGCAATGCCAATTTATCAGGCAGGTAGCTTAAATACGGCGGCATTGTCTGCGCCTGACTTGTATGTGCAGATCATTGCACCGAAAACCCGCTATATCAACGGCGTGGCTACTGACGGCCTCGGTATTGTTGGTGTTGCGTCATGGGGTCCAGTTAATAGCCCATTCTTAATCGGTTCACCAAACGATCAAGCTCTGTATCTCGGCGCACCTCAGGTTCGTAAGTACGACTTATCTACTGCGGTTTCGGTGGCCTTACAATTAGGTGCAGCGAATATCAAAGCGGTGCGTATCACTGACGGCACTGATGTGGCTGCATCGATTGCGCTGAAAGATACCTTCACTACACCAGCAACCGGCGCAACATTGACGGCGTTCTATACCGGTACGTTGGGTAACACCATTACCGCGGCGATCACCGCTGGTACTGCAAACAACACCTTCAAGCTGACGATTTACTTCCCGGGCGCGAATCCAGAAGTGTTCGATAACATTGCTGGCACCGGTGCGACATTCTGGGCGAATCTGGTTTCAGCGGTTAACAATGGTCAATCAGGCGTTCGTGGCGCATCTCAGTTGGTTGTTGCCACTATCGGTACAGGCACGGCAACGCCCAATATCGTTACTACCTACACGCTGACCGGCGGCACGGATGGTGCAACCACTATCACTGATTCGCTGTTAGTTGGTACTGATGGTACCAGCACAACTCGCAAAGGTATGTACGCACTGCGCGGCGCCGGTACGCAAGTGTTCAACCTCGTCGATTTAACTGATTCAACTCAGTGGCCTACGATGCTGACCTTTGCCAATCAGGAAGGTTCATGGGCTATCACTCAGGGGCCAGCAGGTGCCACATACAGTACGGTTGCCACATCACTGAATACTGTTGGTGCTGATGATTGGCACATTAAAGTGCTGATTGGAGATTGGCCTTACTGGAATGACACGGTCAACAACCAAGTGCGCATGCTTTCACCTGCTACCTTTATTGCTGCGCTTTACGCCGCTCAATCGCCTCATATTTCTGGCTTGAATAAGGCGATCAAAAATATTGTCGCAACTCAGCGACAGAAAGCGAATCAACCGTACAGTCTTGCCGAAATTGGCGCAATCAACTCGGCTCGTCTGGATGTGATCACCAATCCTGCACCAGGCGGAAACTACTTTGCACTCCGTTCTGGTCGCAATGCCAGCTCAACGCAGTCGCAAAATGATGACACCTACACGCGAATGACCAACTTCATTTCGCTGACGATTGCCTCGGCATTTGGTTATGTCATCGGTCAAAACCACACGTTAGACCTGCGTCGAGAAACGAAATCAACGATTGAAGCGTTTCTAGCGAACCTGCAACAGCAAGGCATGATCGGAGACCCTAACGGCGGCCCATGTTTCTCTGTGCAGATCGACAAAACCAATAACCCTGATTCCCGCGTTGCGCTCGGCTACATGCAGTGCGATGTGCAGGTGAAATTTTGGAATACCGTTCGTTACTTCCTGGTGAATCTGGAGGCTGGCGGCTCTGTCAGCGTCACTGTTTCAGCTAACCCGCGCTAATCACACCTCAATCAATAACTAACCCGCTTCGGCGGGTTTTTTCGTTTATGGAGAAAAACCATGCCACAAGCAGGCTACACGATTGGGCGTGATATAGCGTTCGACGTGATGACATCCTACGGGCCACTTCGCATTCCGAAGGTGACTAAGTTCACTAAAAAGCCCGGTATTAACCAGATCAAGATCGTCCTGTTAACCGGCAACGTTGACACACTGCAAGTTCCTGATGGTTGGAGCGGCACGATTGAGTGCGAACGTGCAGGCGCAACACTGGATAACTTCTGGGCCCAATGGGAAGACGACTACTACAACGGCATCGACCAAGGTAAGGCAACCATTACGGAAACCATTACCGAGCCAGATGGCAGCGTTTCAGTGTTCCGTTACGAACAGGTTCAGTTGCACTTAACAGATGCCGGTGATGCGGAAGGTGACAAGAACGTTAAGCAGTCACTTGCGTGGACATCGCGACGCCGGAAAAAGGTCGGTTAATCAAATCAGAGCCTCAGCAGAAATGCCGGGGCTTTTTCTTTATCAATTAATCACTATGTGAGACCTAAAATGAATGATCTTATTTTTGAAAATAGCCGATTATCACTAATCGAGTTTAACGGCTCGGTATGGCTTAAATCATCCGATATAGCAAAAGCACTCGGATATAAAAACATCGGCAAAATGAGCCGGATTTACAACCTACATAAAGACGAATTTTCAGCATCAATGAGCGTTGTCATCGAGATGCCCGTTTCGGGCATGTCGAATCTAGTGACAGAAACTAGACTGTTTAGTCTTCGCGGTGCTCATTTGCTTGGCATGTTTGCCAGAACATCAAAAGGCGTTGCATTCAGAAAGTGGGTGTTAGATCAGCTCGATAGCATGGAGCAAAAAAACAAAGCAAATCATTCATTGATAGCTGAGTTTTACAGAGTTAGCGCGGACTTAGAAAGTCAAAATAAATTCGCCAGCATGTGTGGAAAAGGGTTAAGTGAACACAAAAAGAAAAAACCAGCGCTGGTGCAAAAGGTATTTGATGCAGCAAAAAGAGTACAGCAAGAACTACCACTGATTGCATGGGAGGCTTGATATGACCGCATCAGAATACATTGCAAAAATGAACGAATTGATAATTGAAGGTTATCTTGTCGCTAGCGTAAAAAGATTTGGAGAGCCATCCGCTGTTTACGACAAGGATCACAAGCTTCCTCTATCACTTAGTTTCTTACGTGGGTTTATGTTGACCGGATTTGTCGAATCCTATGGTGAAGAGCATGCAACACCTGTGATTCATCGCGCCATGCTCCAACCAGAAGTTAAGCGGGGAATGATAATTGATGGAAATGACAAGCCAATTCCAGTTTTAACTGATCTTGGGCTGGAGATGATGGACGTTGCGCTAATGGAATATACAGAAAAGCTAATAGAACAAAAAAGCCCACTCATTCAACCATCTCAATAGATCGTTAATCTCAAAATAACCAAAATCTACCTCGCATTTGCGGGGTTTCGTTTTTTATAAGGACTCCAAAATGGCAAACGTTAAAATCCGCGAATCAGCAGTAGCAGAAGTTAAACCAGCCGCACCAGTTAAAGACACCGTCACCGACTCGAAAGGGCGGGTTATTAAGTTGCGTGAACTGGATCCACTGCAACAATCACGGCTAACTCTTGCTGTTGGCAGTGAAGCGGCAATGAATCAGGCGTACATGGGTGCATTTGTGTATCCAGTGGCAATGGTTGAATACATTGACGAAGATTTTTATGGCTTCCCAGCAAGTATTGCGCAGATTGAATCTGTGTTGAAAGTGTTGGGCAGTGAAGGTACGGCTGCGGTTATCAAATATTTGTCTGAGAAGGCGGAAGCAGCAAGCGCGGAAGCGGAGAAACAAGCAGCAAAAAACTAGTAAAGAACCCAAATTTCAGAAGTCGATGCTGGCTTGTCAGAAATGGGGTTCCCTTCGAGCGAGTTTTTAATTGCGACGAACTGTTATCACATGAGCGCATGGCTATGTCGATCACCTTCTCTGAGTTTGAGGGAAATGAATTTGATTGGCGGAACATGTGCTTTAAGGAGCGCGAGTAATGGAGTTTGGCAGCCTTGGTGGTCTTGCTGCATATCTTGCAACATTACCAACGCAGCATGCTCATGCCTTGCAGGAAGGGCTTGAGCAATGCGCTGTATCAATTGAGAAAACAGCAAAGGAAGAGTTTGGGCATTATCAACCCGAGGCCGGACCATTTAATGCTTGGGATCCACTAGCGGAAAGTACAAAGGCAGATCGGTTATCAAAAGGATTTAGCGAAGACGAACCACTACTTAGAACTGGGGTGATGCGAGATAGCATTACACATGAAGTGGATGGGTTGGAGGCTGTTATTGGCGCTAAAGATCAAAAGATGGTTTGGCATGAGTTTGGAACTAACCGCATACCGCCAAGACCAGTTCTTGGCCCCGCACTTGTAAGAAACAAAGCCAAAATACTGAAAATTATTGGCCACACAGCAGTTTCAGGCTTGTTTGGTGGTCATCATATCCATGAATCGCTTGGGTATGATGACCATGTTTAGTTACAGCCAACTAGCAACACCGCTATGACGAGAGCAGGTACCTCTGTGATGCGTGCTAAAACTGAACGAACCATCTCGGCATTTCGCTGTAGCGCCAGTAGGGGCTTTGCCTGATTTGGTGTGAGCGGGGCGGTGAACTTCTTTTCCGTCTACATTTGTGTAACTGCCTTGCTCAAGCAGTTCATCTGCCTGTTGCTGAGTTTGTGTTGGAGCAGATGGTGGAGTTACTTTTGCAAATACAGGCTGAAATAGTAAAGCTGCCAATAAAGCCAATAATGGTAAGCGCATGGTGATGTCCTTATCTATAAAGGGTCAAATCATGCGCCAAAAGGATCTGCTTGTTTTGTTATCGATCAATTACTGCCGATATATATAACTAGTAACACCAAAAGAACAAATAAAACCGGCGCAAAAACCCACCACATAGCGAATCCGAACAGCATCCATTTAAACAACACGCTTATCCAATCAGTTTTCTCTTTTGCGATTGCACCTTTAGGTATGAATTGTTGATTTGGGTATTGCACCCACGATATGCGCCCAGCAAACCATTCTTGGATCCGATAACGTAAGGAGTGTTTCATGTCATTCGAGGCCTATAGCGTTGCGATCAAGTTAAGTCTAACAAACCAAGTTAGTTCTGGCCTCGCTTTGCTTGCAAAAGATTTAACTGGGCTAGAAAAGAAAGTAGTAAATCTGCAGGACAAGTTTGCAGCGCTGAAAATGATCGGTGTTGGCTGGGGTATGTCAAAGATTGGCTCTGGCATGCTTGGCTTTCTGGAAAAGTCAGTTGATGTCAGCAAAGAATATACCCACCAAGTATCGCAGATGAATATTCTCGGCATGAAGCAGGCCGACATTGCCAATGTTATTTCTGCATCATGGAAGACCTCACGTGATGTTATTACGACTAGTGCCGCAGACAATATTGAGGCGTACAGGGAATTGCGTGCTGTATTCGGTTCGGGCCACGAGCATGAAGCGATTGCAATAATGCCAATTGCTCAGCGTGCCAGCGCGATATTGTCATCATTAACAGGAAAAATGAACACTGTAAAAGATGTTGGCTATGACATCGCTAAAGCCGCTGAACTAAGCACAAAAGGCGGCATGACAGACGCGCAAATGCAAAAGCGAGCAGAGCAATTCATGCAGGCCTCTATCGCATTTGGCGGCAAAGTAAATATGCAGGATTTTCATAGCGCTCTTAAAATGACGCGAGGATCCTCGCTTAGCTATAACGACGATTTCATTTCGCATTACTTGCCAACACTTATTCAAGAGATGAAGAGCGGTAACGGTGGTGGGCAACAAGCTGGCACGCTGTTAAGAAACTTTGATCGAGCGGTTGTTCAGCAAGTAATACCTCTTAATAAGTTGGCTAACTGGGAAGACGCTGGGCTTATAAAAAAAGGTCATGTGGTATGGAATGCGCACCATACAGGTATGAAAAAAATAACGCCTGGTGGTGTCGAAGGTCAGGATCTGGCAAGCGAAAGCCCGTATGAGTGGTGGCAGAAGTTCGGTGAGCCAGCAGTACAAACACTGATGAAGAAAAATGGATTAACTGATATTCAAGCCATCAGCGCCCTATCAACCAACCAAATGACGGCTGATTTGTTCAAGAAGTTTCACTTCCAGCACGCTCAGTTCGAGCGTGATAAGAAAATGATTGAAGAAGTCACAGCAGGTGGTGGCAGTAAACAAAAATACGATCAACTACTGAAAACTGATCCGCTGCTAGCTCAGCAGGCAATGCATAAGCAGTGGGAGAATGTTCAGGCCAGAATTGGTTATGAAATTCTGCCAAGACTAATCCCATATATGATCAAGTTTGCAGATGGGTTGGGTAAGGTTGCGCAATGGATGCAGGCAAACCCAGAAAAAATGAAATCACTGGTTTTTGGGCTTGCAGGATTGGCGGTTAGTTTCGATGCTATTGGTAAAATTCTTATGGCTGCAGGTTTCATAAAACTGTTTGGTATAGGAAAGAGTCTAAGTGCTCTTGCCGGAGGTGTAAGCGAAGTTGGCGCTGCAACTGGTGGTGGCGTTGCATCAAGGTTGTTTAGTGTCGGTAGTGCGCTGAAGTTTATTAACTCAATTGCAGTGGCTTTTATGGCTTGGCAGGCGGGGACCATTGCTGGTGACTGGATAAATAGCAAACTAAGCAAAGAAACCAAGGATACGATTGGCGAGTACGTTACAAAAGCTGTTGCGCTGGTTGGGTCTGATGATGCTCTCGATGCTGTTCGTAAGACAGAAGGTCGTGACAGCTGGTTTATGAGAATGATGGATGCCCGCGGATACCATGAGCAACAACAAAAAACTGCAGCTCCAGTTCCGACATCAAACCAAAAGCCAATTGAAATTAGAAACTATGTAATGCTGGATGGTAAACAGGTTGCTGAATCAGTAACAAAACACCAAGCCAAGCAGGCGGCAAGACCGCAAACCGGAACAAGTGCATTTGATAGCTCCATGTTCCCGCCAATGCCTGGCACTAGCAGTTTTCTCATCTCACCGTAAACAAATCACATCAAACATAACCCGCTCCAGTGATGGACAAAAGAACAGTATTTGCTAGGTGGTTATAATTTCTTCAAGGAAATACAATGATGATGATTGAAGATGACTTGAACACACAAGGAAAGCAAATGCCTGTTGCGGTGCCTAAGACGGCAGAGATAAAGCACGCGCTAACCGATGCTATAGACTCAGATACCCCGCTTGGGGAGTTTGAGTTTGCTCGGTTCAAGCGGGATATCGAAAGGCTTCCTGAAGGGAATGCTAGGGATTCCATGATGGCATATGCCTTTGCAGCTAATGGTCAAAAAGATAAAGCCATTCAGCAGTTTGAATATGCCATTTCAGCACATGGCGATGTCGTGACAATGCATGACTATTGCTTATATTGTAAGAAAATATTCAGAAATGCCTTGGCATATAAGAATGCTATAAAATTTGCATCGCATATGGATAATCCATTGCTTGTCGCAGACGCATTAACCTTGTCATTCATGTTTTATGATTATGAAACATCAGAATTTTTTAGAAATAAACTTGATAAATATCACGTAGAGGGCGGTGCGTTTACCAATGGCGCTTATGCTGAATTCGATGATAAGCGAGACAACCTGAAACGCATGATCCAACAATTTCCGTTTGATGGCTCACTAATCGCTAAATTGGCAATGGCATTATTCTGTGTAGCAGAAAAGCACTCCCTTCCAATTAATGAAATGCTGTTAATGAAAAATGAAAACAGGTGTGTGCTTGAGGGGATTGTTGCCTGCAATAAACCAAGCCTTTTGGCAGAAATAAACTTTGACGTATGTATGTGGCTGGCTGAAATCCCAAATCTACTTGAGTGTGGAATAACCGGGTATTTTATCGCCGCACCCGAAGTTGATGGAGTGGAGTTAATTCATGCCTGTTAACGCGAATGATTTTTTGGATATAGCAAGCGATGCGCTTTCATTAAATACCGAAATCGGATTCAGAAATGCAATTTCAAGATCGTATTACAGCATGTTTCATCGGGCTAAATCCTCCCTCAGGAATCACCCGCAGGATATTCGCTCAGCCCATCAAAAGCTGATCGATTACCTGCTCTCTCCAGAAGCAGCAAGAATGGAGGGGGTAGATGCGGTGGTGTTAAGACAAATGGCCTCTTGCTTACATCAGCGGCGTGAGTTGCGGGTTCTTGCTGATTACAATCTTAATTGTGTGATAACCAAGGACACCGCTAAAGAGGGAATTAATATGGCCACCTTATTTTTCAAGTATTGCGAATCCATTTACCAAAATAAAAACGCAAATGGTGATTGATCCAATCTTATCTATGCAAGACCCGCTATGGTTGGAATACATGAAATTTACTGGTTTAAGCGAGCAAGCTCTACAGCAAGACTTGGAGCGTGACATCCTGAATACGTCAGACGACTGGGATGATGGCAAGCTTGGTGCTGATGAACAATTTGTTGTCAAATCCACACACTCTTCAGACGAAGACATTATCGCTGCTACCATCTCAACTCTGCGATGAGAGTTGAATTAGATTCGCAGCAAGATCAGAGAAAAATCGCATAGATTTAAATAAAGATAACTAACCCGCTTCGGCGGGTTTTTTGTTTTCTAAATCCCAAATACACGAAAGCCCGAGTTGTTACCAGCATCTCGGGCTTTCTCGTTTCTGCACCTTGATGAAGGCAAGGGAGAACTTGTGGTAAATCTTAGCAAGATATTAAAGGAGTTTCGACTAATGGGTGAAAAATTATCCAACTGGAAGTTCCTGTTGATTTGGCTTCTGGCGCTAGTGGCCTCATCAGCGCCATTTCTGTACGGCGTAGCCAGATTAATAGAGGCGATAAAGCAATGATCGCATCGCTGCTGGAATCATCCCCATGGTTAAGGTTCTGCACTGGCATTGCCATTATTTTGATTGCCCTCGGTGTCGCAGGTTTGGTGATCACTCCACTAATTCACGCCATTCGTTGGTGGTGATCTCAAACACCAAGTTAACTCGCTAAATGCGGGTTTTTTATTGCCTGAAATATGGGGTAAGCAATGTCACTTCTTAGCATGATTGATACTTATATCGACGGTATTGATGTGACCTCGGTAAAGTTAACGCTTGGCAAATTCACGTTTAAAGATTTCGAGATCCCGGCTCACATTGCGTTTCCAGCCAAACAGCAGACGGTTATTCATAAGTTGGTTGGCGGTAAGCGCGTTATTGATGTGTTGGGCGTGGATTATGATCCGATCACATGGTCTGGGATTATTACCGGCAAGAAGGCGGGCGACCGAGTTCGAATGCTGGAAACCATGCGTGACACCGGTGCAATTGTGACAATGACGCTGGATAGCTACAGCTTTGATGTTGTGGTGACTTCATTTGTGCCGACGTTTGAGTTTATCTACCGCCGCCCGTACACCATTGAGCTGGCAGTAGTTAAGCGCAATGACGCACCGGTGCAGGTTGATGCGTTAACAGGTGCATTGAATGCCTTGATCAACAGCGATATTGGTAAGTCGCTTGGCTTGGCCGGCGTCATTAATGTGTCGTCCATAACCGATGCGGTAACCACGGTACAGGCTGCTGTTGCCAAGATCCAAAGCTTCGCCAGTGCGACATCATCGGCTGTTCAGTCGGTAATGGCGCCGATTGCCGCGGCTAAATCTATTATTCACTCGGTGATCCGTGAAACCGAACAAGCACTGAATGAAATTACAACGCTGGGCGGCATGGTGCCGGGTAATCCGGTATCCAAAACCATTAATAACGTGCTCACACAGGCCGATGGATTAACCAGTTTGACGGCGTTGTATAACCTGCACAATACACTTACTCGCACTGAAAAGAATGTCAGTGCAGGTCAGGCGGCTGATGGTTTGCGCACGGTAACCATTACCGGCGGTACCTTGTATCAGGTGGCCAGCCAGCAATACGGCGACCCAACACTGTGGACGAGTATCGCCAGTGCAAACAACCTGACAGATCCGCAACTGACCGGCATCAATACGTTGATCATCCCCGCTAATCCAGCCGGAGATGACTTCGAATGAAAGACGTAAATAATCCAATAGTGACCTCTAGCGCTCGGCATGTAACCGGGCGTTGTTTTTTGGCTGGCGTAGAAGTCCCATTCGTCTCGTTTGATGTGGACAGCAACGCCTTTGCGAGCGCTGATACATTCAGTGTGACGTTCGCGGCCTCTGCTTTACCAAAGAGCTTTGGCCTTCTGAATTGGTGGGCAACACAGACTGGCATATTGATAGAGCTTCACGCCGTTATTATTTCTCAGTCTGGCATGGATGATAAAAAGCTGATCGTCGGGAATGTTGATACATGGCATTACGACCCAGCGCGATTTGAGATTGTCTGCGAAGGCCGCGATTTTACAGCGTTGTTTATCGATACCAAAACAGCGGGCGAAAGCTTCAAAAACCAGACGTCGAGCCAGATCGCGGAAGACTTAGCGAAACGGCACAGCCTGACACCAGTAGTGACCGCAACAACAACCAAGTTTGGTGAGTTTTATCAAATCGACTCAGCTCACTTATCCGGTGAGCAAACGGAATGGGACATTCTCACATCACTGGCGGCGATTGAAAATTATCAGGTGTACGTGAAAGGTTATGAGCTTCATTTCGAACCATTAGCCAGCATTCGCACTGCTGACAATTACGTGATCCGCTGGCAACCGATTGGCACTTTGAAATATCCGCAAGCCAATGTGAGTGAAGATCTGCAATTCAGTCGCGCCATGACCATCATGAAGGGCGTGACCGTCGAGGTTCTGTCTTGGTCATCGAAAAAGAAAAACAAACAGTTCATCGCAGCTTACCCAAAGAATGCGAAATCGACCGCAGTGGGTGGCTCAACACCAAAAACACAGGCATTTCGCATTATTCGTGATGGACTAACGCCTGAAACGGCGATGCAATTAGCTCAGTCAACCTATAACCAGATCGTGAAGCACGCCATGAAGCTCTCCGGCTCAATGCCCGGCGACAATATTCTTATGCCTGCCGACATGATCCGCGTTGAAGGGACGCAGAGCCCATTTGACCAACTTTATTACTGTGACTCAGTGAAACGCACCGTCAGCTTCGAAGGCGGGTATGTCATGAGTTTCACCGGTAAAAACCAATCACCAAACTTGGAGGCATCCGGCTAATGAATCAACTCATTAATGCAATGAAGATGCATGCCATGCAAGGAATGTCAGGGTTCACTGGCACTCGACAGGGGGTAATTACGGCATATGACCCCAATGCATATGCGGTGAAGGTTCAAATACAGCCAACCGGCGAGGAAACGGGGTGGATACCACTCTCTACGCCTTGGGTTGGTAATGGATGGGGATTAGCCGCCGGCCCAATGATAGACGCCGTAGTTGAGATCAATTTTGACTCTGGAACCATTGGTGTTGGCATGGTGTCAGGGCAGTTTTACAACGATGTTGACCGCTGCCCGGGTCCGCCTTCGGGTGAGTTCTGGTTGGTTCACAAGTCAGGTTCGCTGCTGAAATTCACAAATGACGGCAATGTTCTTGTAGTTGCGGCCGGAACAGCACACTACACGGCACAGCAGCATGTATTTGATGGGCCGGTACAAATGAATGACACGTTAAATGCGGAAAAGCAGATAACAAGTCAGGCGGATATTACTGATAACGCTGGTTCAAATGCCCATTCAATGGCTGGGATGCGTCAGATTTACAACGGCCATGATCATCCAGTTAAAAACGTTCAGGGCGGCTCATCAACCATCATTTCAGACAAGCCGGAACAGCAGACATGATAGACCTTTATCACTACATCGGTGGCGACCTGAGTTTGTCACCGACAGGCGATCTCACGCCTGTTTCTGACACTGAAAAGGGCAAGCAGCGCGTGTTACGGCGCCTACTGACCAATCCGCAACTCGAAGATGCTGACGGGAACATCATTTCAGCCGGCGACTATGTTTTTCACCCTGATTACGGCGCTGGTCTTGCTCGTAAAGTCGGTGACATCGTGAATATCAACGAATGGACAGCACTTATCCGGGGGCAAATGCTGCTGGAAGATTGTGTTGCTCGGTCACCAGAACCGGTTATCACGGTGTCAGTGATAGACCAAGGTGCCAGCGTTGATATCCAGTACACCGACGCAGTTTCTGGCCTTCCAACCACACTCAGCTTTGACGTGACGAGGTAATAATGGCGTTAAGCACAAAGAGTTTTAACACGCTGGTTAGTGACCAAGTTACGGCCATTCAAGCACTGGCAACCAGTCTTGTTGATTTAACGATCGGCAGCTTGCTGCGTTCTGTCGCTGAGTCTAACGCTGGTGTTTTGCAGTGGTTGCAATCGCTGATCGTTCAATTGTTGGTAACCACTCGCGCTGCGACTTGTTCGGGTGATGATCTCGTTAGTTGGATGGCCGATTATGGCTTTACTAAGCTATCAGCTGTGCAATCAACTGGGCAGGCCACTTTTTCTCGGTACACATCAACCTATCAAGCGCTGATACCAATCGGAACGGTGGTGCAAACTACTGACGGCACACAGCAGTTTACCGTTATAACTGACACCACCAATGCCGCATACAGCGCGACACTTGGGGGTTATGTCATTGTAGCAGGCGTTTCAGGCATACAAGTGCCAATCCAAGCCAGCACGGCTGGTGCTGCTGGTAATGTTTTAGCTGGTACTATTTCAGTGATCGTCGGTGGTATTCAGTATGTGGATACCGTCACAAACGCTTCCGCCTTGGCGAATGGCTCAGACGAAGAGACGGATGCGGCGTTTCGTGCACGGTTTGTTCTCTGGGTGGCCTCGCTATCAAAGGGCACTAAAGCGGCGATCGGCTATGCGTTATCGAGCATGCAAACTGGCGTAACGTACTCGCTTGTTGAAAACCAGAACTACAACGGCACCACAAACTACGGGTACTTTTATGCCGTGGTGGATGATGGTTCCGGTTCGCCGTCCAGTACATTCCTGTCATCTGCTGCCAACGCTATTGAGTCGGCGAGGGGGTTCACCATTAATTACGGTGTTTTCGCTCCGACTTTGTTAGCTGCTAACGTCAGCATGACCATTACAACGACCTCTGATCATGCGTCAGCGGTTGCCTTGGTTAGCACAGCAGTTCAGGAATACATCGCAGCATTAAGCCTTGGTCAGTTACTTCCATATACGCAGCTGGCAACCATTGCTTACGGTGCAAGCCCGCTCATTACTAACGTGTCATCAGTTTTGTTAAATGGCGGTACATCAGACCTCGCAGCAACGGCAAAGCAAGTTATCCGTGCTGGAACAATCGCAATTTCCTAAGAGGTGATACATGGCTACTGGCGACCAAAGCGACATGCTTGCGCGAATGCAGGCGCTATTGCCTCGCGGATGGTTTGGCGATTCAAATCCGATCTTGAATGCACTACTAACAGCTTGTGCGAATGCATTGGCGTGGGGTTATACGCTGTATCTCTATGCTCAACTGCAAACCCGAATCTTATGGGCTACCGATGGTTGGCTGGACATTATTGCGTATGACTTTTTTGGCGATTTGTTAAAGCGATCAACAGGTCAATCTGATTCCAGTTTTCGCAACCGCATCATCATTAACATGTTTCGTGAACGAGGAACGCGCAAAGCAATATCCAAGGTGCTTTACGACTTAACCGGTAGATATCCGGCTATTGTTGAGCCAAGTAGACCAGCTGATTGCGGAGGATATGGCGCCATGGGTGGTTACGGGGTGGCGGGAGCTTACGGTTCCATGTTGATGCCATATCAAGCCTTTGTTACTGCCTATCGGCCTACTAGCCAAGGTTATCCCTATTTATCAGGTTACTCAAAACCAGCAGGTGGCTATGGCGCAGCGTCCTATCTGGCGTATGCGTCAGCATCCCAAGCCATCGACGTTACTGATGATGACATTATTGCAGCGCTTAACTCAGTAAAACTGGAAGGCACCGCGATCTGGATGCGCATTTCCTCATAACAAAACCAATCCCATAAGTAACCAACCATACCCGCCATCGAGCGGGTTTTTTCATTTCTGGAGATACCAATGGATCGCCAAATCGTTTATCCGGGCCAAATTCCGCTCGAAACGGATCTACTCAAAACCAACCAAAACACCATGATCGCAATCGCCAAGCTTGCATCAGCCATGTTTGGTTCCAGCACCATCGTGAATGGTTTAACCGTTACCGCACAATCTCCAGCAGCAATGGCAGTAAACGTATCCGCAGGCGAGATTTATGAGTTAGCTAACTTAGAAGCTACCACGTACAGCTCTTTGGCGGCCGATACCACTCACAGCATCATGAAACAGGGTATTTCTTTAAACACTCAAGCTCTGGCAATTACCGCTCCTGGTACAGCTGGCTATTCGATTAACTATCTGATCCAAGCCACCTATCAGGATTCAGATAGTAATGCGGCAACACTGCCATACTACAACAGCTCAAACCCCTCTCAGGCATGGAGTGGGCCAAATAACTCAGGAACACAGCAATACACGACAAGAAGTGGTGCGGTAGTTGTTTTAGCCAAAGCTGGTGTGGCGGCAACGACCGGATCGCAGGCTACACCATCACCGGATAGCGGTTATGTTGGGTTGTATGTTGTAACCGTAGCTTATGGCGCATCAACCATTACCAGCGCCAATATTTCACAATATTCTGGTGCTCCTTTGTTGCCATCGGGCTTACTGCAGAGCATCCAGAACGGGAATACATCATTTGCGACGGATACAGGTGCTGCGAATGCTTATGTCATTAGCTTAACACCAGCGCTGACAGCAAGAAGCGAAGGGCAAGTTATTCGGTTAAAAGTGGCAAATACAAATACCGGCGCATCAACTATTAATGATGGTCTCGGTGTTGTCCCGCTTACGGGTGGTGCCCATTCCGCTCTGCAAGGTGGTGAGATGGTTGTCGGTGGTGATGCATTGGTACAGTGGAATAGTACAGTTGGCACGGGATCTTATGTGCTGTTGTCTTGTACTGGAGCGCCAGAGCAATTAGCGAACGGAGCTAAATCACAACATGCAGCTGCGTTAAATCAGATAACATCTGTTGTTGGTTCTGCTCGTAACGTTGCAATGTCAGTTACATCGGCATCTTCTACAGCAACACTTTCCGCTGATGAAATTATTGTAGAGACAGCGTTAGGTGGGTTGAAATATCAATTAAGCAATTTTAGCAAAAGTGTAAATTTAGCTACCACTGGCGCTGGCGGCATGGATACAGGAACGGCTCCTGTGTCTGGCTATGTCGCCTTATATGCAATTTTCAATCCAACAACTAGTACTTCGGCATTATTGGCTACCAATGCCACATCAGCTAAAGCCACTGAGGTGTACAGTGGCGCCAATATGCCATCTGGATACACAGCATCAGCATTGGTATTTGTTTGGCCTACAAATGCCAGTGGTCAACTTACAATCGGAGAGATGGTTGGACGTAGAATTAGAGGTGTTCCTGTAAGTTTTTTATCTACATCTGGCAGTGGAACCTCAAACTCTTACGCTTCGTTATCTGTGGCTGGATGTGTGCCAAAAAATGCAAAGAAAATATTTGGGACTATCACTATAACTAACGGAACCGTATCTAGTTTTGGATCTGTAGGTGTTGCGCCAACAGCGTCGGTTGGTGCTCAGACGGTTGGTGGATATGTAACAACGAACATCGGTCCATTTGCCACATTTGAAATTGATTTGGCAACGGCTCAAACACTTTATTATGTATGGTATGCGGCAGGCGGTGGCACTATCACATTTAGTGCAAATTGTTCTGGATATGAAATTTAAGGTGGCAACAATGCTAGTTAATGTGCAATTTACTGACAGTAAAGAAACCAAGATCAAAGCCGTTTTCGGCTGTCCACAATCGAGTGGTACATATGAAAACCTTGGAACAGTAGAGACCAGTGATCCCAGGTGGGGTGATTACTTCTCAGGCGAACCCTTGCAATCTCAGTTATGGCTCCCTGAGCCAGTTAGCTCGTAAATATTTAAATGCCGCGTAAGCGGTTTTTTTGTGCCTGAAATCCGGAGAGAGCATGGGCGATCTGAGCGAAGAAGAAAAACGGAAACTGGAAGAAATGATTAGTACGTGGGATGACATTCATCGCGCTGCTAGATTTCTTAGTTGGATTGGGAAAAAGCTAGGTTGGATAGTGTCAATTGCCGGAGGGTTTGCGCTCTGCTGGTCGGCTTGGCATGGAAAATAACAGTTTTAATTTAACAAGACGATAGACCCGCCATTGCGCGGGTTTTGTCATTTCTGGAGGGCTGAAAATGCCAGTAGAGCAAGATCACGAACTGAAAGAAACATTAACGATTGATGTGATAACACCAGGCCATGCGCCACGCACAGAAACCAGTCTATTTAAAACCACCAAGCAAATGCTATTCAAGGCAACAGCTCCGGCATTACAGATCCCGCGTGATGAAATTGGCCGATGCTGGATTTGTGGGCAGACCGAAGCTGAATTGGGACACCCATTGGAGGCGCATCATTTCAGTATCGAGCGAAGCTTTGCCGAAGGGAAAATTGACTGGGAGAAAGTTAAGCACGATCACCCGCATTTCGATTGGTCAAAATTCAACGAATCAGACCCATACACCTTTGTTGATGACATGGAAGCGCAGGGTGTTTTGCTGTGCAAGCCTCATCACACAGGGAAGGGCACTGGCGCACATGATTTGCCATATGGTCTTTGGGTTATGCAGCGTTACTTAAAAGATGGTGCTCAATTCTCTCCAAACGAAGTCATTCATCACGATCAGGTTTAGGGGTGGCTATGTCTATTTTGAAGGTACTAAAAGACTGCTCTACCGATGAATACGGGGCTGCGTATGACTTGGTTGCGCTCTGTGCGCTGATTGGGTTCATGGCGTGGGTGATTTACGAGGGGATTTCCTTTTTCACCGGCAAAGCATTCAACGGCACTGAATACGGGCTGGCGTTCGGCGGCGTGATGACGGTCGTTACGACTGCGCTTCGGTTTAAACCCAAAGCCATTCCGCCAACTGATTCCGGAGTCCAATCATGATCACGCTCAAGCAGCTTCAAACGCTATTTCCCCATTCAATTTCAAAGTGTTCCGTTTTTCTTGATCCGATTAATCAAACATTACAGAAATTTCTAATCAACACTCCAGCAAGACAGGCGGCATTCCTGGCACAGATCGGTCATGAGTCTGGCGGGTTGATTTACACCAAAGAAATCTGGGGCCCGACATCCGCGCAAATGAGTTACGAAGGACGAAAGGACTTGGGTAATTCTCAGCCCGGTGATGGCAAGAAATACATGGGGCGGGGATTAATCCAGATAACCGGACGCACCAATTACGACAAGGTTGGTAAGGCGCTAGGTGTCGATTTAATCGCCAATCCGGCATTACTGGAGCAGCCATTAGCAGCTGCGTTGTCTGCTGGCTGGTTCTGGCAAGAACACGGATTAAATGAATTGGCCGACAAAGGTGATTTCATTGGTATCACGAAGCGGATCAATGGCGGAACTAATGGACTTGCCGATCGGCAGGCTTTATATGCCAAAGCCAAGCAGATCTTGGGTGTGAAATAACTAATCAGACCCGCCACGGCGGGTTTTTTGTTGGGTGAACTCTACAGGTCCGCTTCTTCTGGTGGAAAATGCTTTATATGTTCAAGTAGTGGGTCAGCATCGAACTCTTCATCTTCAATGCCGCCATTTTTGTTTTCTCGAATTTCACTTGCTGCAGACTCTGTTTTTTCTCTAATAACTCGAAATGTGTTTTGATACTGAATAATTGCCTTATGTTGGGCTTCCAAAATCTCCATCAAATCATCTTTTGAGAGGACGGATAATTTTGACGCCTCAATATCTTGAATTTCCGAGGTGTTTGCGACATCGCGCAGTTTTATTTCCTTTTGTGAGACCCAGTGCTCAATAGCTACCACCATTTCGGCGTTAGCTGATCGGCCATTTTTTTCAGCCAGCTTAGCAATCTGCTCTTTTAGTTCCTCAGGTAGGCGTAAGTTCACCTGTGGATGCCTATATTTTCGCTCAGCCATGATCACCCCAAGAAATGCTTGCATGTACCTATGTAAACAGTAGAACAAATATTAACTGCGTACCTATTGACGGGCAATGCGTACCCAACTACTATGTATGCATACCTACTACATATAAGGATTGGTATATATGAAGACGGTTAGATCTGTCCGGTTCCCTGAGTGGATGGATGATGTATTAACGAGGAAGGCAAAAATAAATGAACGGTCTTTCTCTATGATCGTAATCAGAATGATAAAGAAGCAATTGCAGGAGGAGGGGATTGAACAGCCACAGAAATGAAAACGCCTCAGCTGCGTCAACAGCTAAGGCGTCAATTGTAAATACCCATCACTACCAAATGAAGGAAATTACACTATGAGTATATATCAAAGTGCTACCAATTCAACATCACTGCCTGTAATAGCAGGTGTTGAGATCACAACTGATGCGGAAGGTCGCTTTAATCTGAATGCGCTGCATAAAGCGAGTGGCGAAGGTGATCATAAAAAGCCTAGCGCTTGGCTAAGAGGAAAGCAGGCTCAAGAGCTAATTTCAGAACTTGAGATTCAATTAGACCAGAGTGCAAATTTACACTCTGGTCATAAATCACTCAATGTTGTGAATGGCGGAATTAATCCTGGCACATTCGCCCATGAACTAATCGCGCTGTCATATGCTGGCTGGATCAAGCCTGCATTCCAGTTGCAAGTTAACCAAGTCTTCCTCGACTACCGCACCGGAAAGTTGCAACCAATTCAACAACGCGATCCAATGGAAGTGTTAAATGATCCTGATGCTTTACGTGGCCTTCTTCTAAATTACTCACAAGAGGTTAAATCGCTAAGAAGTGAAGTGGCAGAGGCCAAGCCAATGGTTGAGGCATTTGATAAGATCGCCGTTGCTGATGGTTCATTCAATATGACCGAATCAGCTAAGGTGCTCCAGGTTAAACCAAGCGTACTGCGCAAACATCTTCATGCTAACCGCTGGATCTACCGTCGTAACGGTTCAAAGAACTGGCTGGGCTATCAAGATCGCATTCAGTCTGGTGTGATTGAGCACAAGATCAATGTGTATGAAAAAGAAGATGGCTCACAGGGTGTATCTGAACAGGTGCGCATCACGCCGAAAGGCATCACTCGGTTAGCGATGGAACTGACACAAGGCGGTGCACTATGAGCGCAGCCCTGCAACTCGTACCGACTCGACTGACAAACAGTGAAATAGCCGCGATGGTATCGGCAATTGATTCCATAAAAATGCTGACTGACTTCATGATCTTGTCAAAGCCGAGCAACCCAAGCCAGCAATTGGTTGATGCGGCCATCTCTCGCATAAACCAAACCTGCGAAGCGCTTGAACCAATCATGCAGAAGTTTGAAGAGTAGAAAAACGAAACCCCGTCGAATTGGCGGGGTTAACTTGCTTTCTTAAGCAAATCTTTCAGATCGAGATAAAACTTAGTTACCAACTCAACAACTGCAATATCCTCTTCCATCCAGAGCCGGACGAATAAAAACCGGTAACTGTCTATCTCAAGCCACATTGGATCAGCTAAAAGTTCCTGTGGTGCGATCCCCATTACTCTGCATATCAAGCACATTGCTGGCAACGACATAAACTCAGGCCTATCAGTGTTAAGCCATCTGTTTATCGACTTGACTGATATTCCTGTAGCCAACGCCAGTGCTTCTTGCGTCCATCCAAGTTCTTTTAAAATTCTTGCAAACTTCAACTTCGTGTTGATAACAAAGTCGCGTTCTACCTGCGTTAAATATTCTTTCATTGGGTCATGTCTCTCGATAGGCATGGCCCGTGCTATTTATTTTGATGTAAACCGGATGTAATTTTTTGTTTAAACGGACATTTTTGAGGCTAAAAGTATGTTTCGAGTCTATTTGTGAGCCTTCATTGAGCCTACTTTTATGTGGGTCAATAAAAACTGGTTTATAAAGGGGTTGCTACATGCACAACAAATTAAACGACACCGATGTATCTGCTTTAGTTTCAGCTATCGACACGATCTGGTTGTTAACGAATTTCATTATCTTATCAATGCCACGGGACCCAAGACTTCAACTTTTGGAGTCTGCGGTAACGCGAATAAACAGTACGTGCGAATCGCTGGAGCCGATCATGTCAAAGTTTGATGCGTGACACTGGTGTAGATGGAAAAATAAAAGCGTGGCTAATCTGACAGCTCCGCGTTCACGTTTTATACCGTTGCTTTATTATTAACCCGCCGAGTGCGGGTTCTTTTTTTGGGGGGAGATTAGATGAAATTTGAGAAATAGAAAATAGTTGTCAGGTGAGACAGGGATTAGTTTGGAGCGATAAAAATGGTTGAATTGGACTGAAAAGAATGGGTGATATAATGAGTAAAATATGGATTTTTTGGAGGGAGTGTTATACTTGCCGTTCTCTAAGCTAATTCCCCGCCAGTTCCCCAGCGAGGTTTTGCTTTGAACGATTTCAAGCTAAGTGCTTGATAATAATGGTGCCGATGGCCGGAGTCGAACCGGCACGCTGTAACCAGCGAGGGATTTTAAATCTCTCGTCAAAATCACAAAAATCAAGCACTTACATCAAAAACAGGGAATACCACAACCCAGTAAGTGCTTGAATTGTAACACAGAGAATTCAGCTATTCCCCATAAATTAACCATCAACTCATGGATTTTCCTTCACTGAATCAACTGCTGGCACTCGTTTTATTGATCGATCATAAGTAGACACTTGAGACTCTGTTTTGTGCCCACTTATTTTTTGCTTATCTTTGCTTGTACCGCCAATGTCGCTGATCGCCTTCGCTTTGATGTCGTGAAATGTAAAGTTAAGCGGCCATTTCGTTTCTTCTCTTGCTCGTTTCATTAGGTCTTGCCAAGCCGAATCAAAACCATTGCTGGTGTATGGGTGGCCATCTGACTTAACAACAATGAAAGGGCGGTGGGCATTACAGTCGAGAGTTTTAGCAAGTTGAATAGCTTTGGTTAGGCGAGGTGACCACATCTTGATTTGCCTTACACCAGTTTTACCCTGCTGAATGAAGATCCCGTCCGCCATTACCTGATCCCACCGCATTGTAAGAACGTCACCCTTACGGGCTGCGCACAGATAACTTAACTCCATAGCAACCTTGATGGTTGGTGATGCGAGTGCATAAACAGCATCATATTCTGGGTCGGTAATGTATTTATCTCTTGCGCGTTCGGTGAATTGTTTAACGCCTTTGCAGGGGTTGATTTTCACTTTACCTCGCTCATATGCCCAACGATAAGCGCGAGAGAAGAACGCCTTTTCTCGATTGGCTTGAACCCGAGAGCTGATCCCGCGTTTATCCATGTAGGCGCGAACGTGCTTTGGTTCAACACGATTAGCCTCCATTTCGCCAAACACCAACAATATGTTTCGGCTGTTTTTCCGGTAATCGGCCTTTGTTGAATTCGCTAAATCTTTGTAGTCGGCAGATTCAAAAAACTCAGCAATTAGCTTTTTGACGGTGTACGTAAGTAGATCTTCATTAATCAACTTTTCATATTCAAACCAGACGGTTGAATTTGATTCTTTGGCGCCGCATAACCTGATTGATCCGCCCCCTCTGGGTCGGAAGACATAAGATGGACCTTTTAAATATACGCGCGGAGGCATCCAGTTATCATCTGAGTTTTTTCTTGCTCTTTTCATCCTAAAGCCTCCAAGTTAAAACCGATATCTTCCTGAACAGGCTTTGCTTGAACCATTGAAAGCCAAGGGCGGGTAGTGCGGATATGCCCATCTTTTCGAACGCTATATCTGATCCCCATTCTATCGAGCACCATGCGCTGTTTTGACGGTAACACGTAGCCAGTCAGTTCAACCAACTCGGCTTCGGTGACAATTAAGTTAGTATCCATGACGGACTCCATAGAGATATCTCGGAAAACAATGATCCGATTGTTTGCTGCTGACAGATTTAAAGTGGAGGGTGGATATTTGGTGGGAGGGTTACTTAACCGTTATTCCAGCCTGAATTAGTTTATCCTCAACAAGCTCTTTATATTTAAAAAGGATTTCCTCATCTCCAAAATCATCAGTATTTGGCAATTCAACAACTAGACTGGTACAAGCCTTATTCCAAAACTCTTCCGCCACATCTTTAATTGACACGGTTTGGCCGAAAAAAATTTCCGCTCAGCCCATGCCTTTTCGAATTGCTCTTTTGATTTATCCATATTTATTCACCATTAAACAAGTTATTAAAAACCATCCAGCGCACCATGCAATATATAGCTCAACTGCGTGATTGGTCATTTGCTTGGTTCTGGCGTTTTTAATTCACGGTATGCTGTTCGCACGCCAAGCTCAAAAAGCGCAACCTTGTCTATTAAGCATGTTTCTGTATCAATTCCCCATTTGTTTTTTACTCCAGTATAAAACTCATCCTCTTCACGCTTTGCGCGCTCTTCTGGTGTTTCGATTGGTTTGATGTTTTTCGGTATAAAGCTATATACCTCATTTGTTTTTGAATACCCCCACACGCAGCTATCGCCATCAACAAAAAGACAAGTTAATTCTATTGGTGTACAATTTTTATTTTGACCAACGTATTCAGAGCCAACATCCGGCAACCGCCCCGCCTGCTGATCTTCCACAGTCCAGCGGTTGGGCTCAGCAACATCTTCGATGCGGCGCATTGCGGCCCGATGAAAAACAACACCACGTGGCGGGAAATCAACAACATAATTAAATGCTTCTACTAGTGATGGGTAGAATGAAACTTTAGTTTTTTGTCCAACTGAATGTTGCACTGCAACCAAATACCCATCGCAATTTGTCGCTCCATCAAACAAATCTTGCGGCCCAAAAACAGGGGTTATTTTCTTCATCATGCACCAGCCTTATTTGTACGCAGCTGTTTGTTATGTTCTTCGCAGCATGAAACCCCATGGGATGCCGAGGTATTTGAAGGTTTCCCACAGATTCCGCATGGGCCGAATGGTTCAGATATATTTGCTGAATAATAAAGTTGGGCTGATTCATACCATTCTTCATCTGGTTCAGGAATTAATCCGGGGCCACAAAGAGTGTTCCATATCCACGAATAACCAGCTTCATGACCGTTGTGCTCAGTTTCAATAACACACGCCTGCATTGCAACAAGATTGTTATTAAGCAAGTCATACGCTGATTTTATTTCTTTGCGCAGAAGGTTGTTTTCATTTTCCCTTGCTTTAACAAACTCCAAAATCTTTGCTGGATACGCCCCAGTGTGAGTTTTAAGCCACGCCAGCGCATCGGGTAATGTTACTTCTGGTTCAGTTGTCATATTAATCTCTCTCCTGAAATTGGCCGTTTATCTGACCAATCTTGTGAACGAATTTGAAATAAGACACATCAGGCAATATGAGCTTTAATTGCGCATACTCCCGATGAAATATCTCAGTTAATTTTTCGGTATCCCTGCGATCAACTGTTTCGCATTTTTTATTTACGGTGCGGCATATTTGAAGCAGGGCATTTTCGGCGGCGTAGTTCATTGGCGGCCCCAAAATAGAAACAAACACACCGATAATTAAATCGGCATGTAGTTATGTTGAGTTTGGAAAGCTGACTTACATGGCGTAAGCCAGCATGGTTATGATTAGTGTTTTGACCAGCGGGACAACATAAAGGCGGCGCTTTGTATTCTGAACAGTGATTCGTTTATTTCGGTGAACCCTGACACCAATACTCGCTCAAGTTTGTCGCACTCGGTCATCATTATTCTTTGCTCTGGGCCGGACAAGTAAGCCTCTGCCAACTGGCGGATCTCGTTAACAATGGCGCGGCCAGATGCGTAACTGAGTTCATTTTCTTTTTCGATGGATACGCCAGCCGGAATATATTCACCTTCCAGCGTCAGGCGCGAAAGCAACGAAACGGCATCAGTGAAATGTTCGGGGGAGATCTCTTTGTAGGTAACGCCGAATTTCGATTTTAGTGCTGACCAGCAAGTAATGGTGGCTTTGGCGCGTTGGTTCGATGGCAGAGAATCGGCTTTATCTTTGACGATCTTCTTGATCGCTTCCTGTTGTTCGATGGTTAACCCATTCGGCAGGGCCTTGCGTGTTTTCTCTGGTCGGCTGCGCGGGTTAACTGCTTCGCCCTGTGACCAATATTGCCACAGCGCATTATCGCATTCGTTCTGGTAGGTGACGACACGTTCGCGCACGGCCAGATCTTTGATCTTGTTCGGGTGGATGGTCATCAGCCAGCCGGGGAGTTTGCGCAGTGGCAAGCATGATGTTTGCTGATCGCCGCTTTTAGAGGGTATTGTCATTTCGACAACACCCCATCTTGATTCGTTTCCAGTTAACTTTTTGAATTGAGTCGCCCAGTTAAGCCCCATACCTTCAACGATAGGTTTCATGGCTGCGAATGGCTGACCTTCGTGTTGCAGGGTGATGAGTTGATGACCGTGAAATTCGACTGTAGCAATAGATTGGGTAGTCATAATAATTGACCTTGCTTTGATGATTTTGTTATCACCACCACCGATGCCAATCTAATGGTGATGAACCGTACAGGGTTGGCATACCGGCCACAAAGCAATCCGGCGCTTCCGAAGAAGCCCCTGCACGGCCCATCATTACTGAAATGAGCTGTGCAGCGCGCATAAAAAAACCGCTAACGCGGTATGCGCTACTTTGTAGGTTCAGGATGCCAATCCCGACAGCAGATTTTGCTGCTGTAAGGTAAAGTTAGCGTTTTCATGCGGTGTTGTCAATTTTTCATCCTGATAGGTTATTGCAACTGAGCGCCAGCAGCCTGACTGGCAATCAAATCGCACATAGCATCGAAGCCTTTCTGGTTATATTGGAAGGTTTTCACCTGTTTGGCGTGGCCTTTGGCTTTGTCGAGCACCCAAATACCGAAATCTTCCTGTTTCATGTTGTGCTGATTAGCGATGCGCCCAACCATGTTGGCGCTAATTCCGGCAGCTTCTGCAATTTCAGAGGCAGTGTAGAATTTGCTTTCAATGCGAGGCATTGGGATCACTTCAAAGCCAGCAAGTGGGTTGATCAGGCTAGCCGCGAGACATTGCTTTGACTCTTTGCCGAGATCGGGTAGCAACTTGGTGAGGCGTTCGATTGAGTTGATCCGGCTTTCAATTGATTTTGATATGCGCATTTCATCGAGTGCTGATTTCGCCTTTTCACTTCCAGATAATTCAACAGCTTTTTCAATGTCGCCGTGCTTGAGTGCCTGAACTGCTTTGTAGAGTTGAACTTCGTAAGATGGGTCGATCCAGCCTGCAAACTTCATGGCGATAATTTCTGATGCGTAGGTAGCGGCATTCTTTCCTCGAACACTTATGATTTCCTCAGAAGCCTTTATACAGGCTTCTAAAAATTCATGCTGTGAATCCTTAAACTTGGACGGGCGATGATTATCTTCATCAGCCATGCCTGCCGCTACAGCTGCTTTGTGTAAATCGTTCAGGCAATACAGGCCGCTTTTGTTGATAGTGACTTCGGTGTTCATGATTTGAAGCTTCATTACTTTCTCCAGACAATAGAAATCCGCTGCTGATTGAGTTATCAACAGTTTCGGTGGATAAGAACGGGGTAAGTGGTGGTTAAGCGGCTTTCTTTGAGCCTATCCCGCGAGTAAACGGAACGGTAATTGAGTCACCGATATGCATAGCAGGAAAACACACAAGAGCGGAACCGAAGTTAACGCCTGATTTCTTGGTTACGCCATCACGCTCAAGGAAGTTGTAGCGACCGTCAGGCTCATAGATGATACAGCCTTTGCTTACACCTCTACGCCACCAATCAGTCTGGCGTTCATATGGGAGAAGCATCATTCCTGCGCGACCTTTTGCGCGTTGCTGCTTGGCGTGGTGAATGAATTGCGTTTTCAGGTCGAAGGGTGGATTTAGAAACCAGCTGTCTGGCCAGTCCAGCGACAAAGCATCATCATCACGAGTGAAAAACAGCTTACATTTAGCCGTGAGCTGTTCCGCTGCTACATCGATGATGAACTTTCTGCCAAATAGGCGCTCTGCATCAGCAAAACACTCCCACGTTGTAGCCCAGAAATTCTTATCGCTATCGGCAGTTTTTGATTTAACCAGGTGAGCCATTACACTGCTGCTCCTCTTCTTACGTGACTTAGAACTTGGCAGGTGTGAATACGATTTTTAATATACGAGTAATACCATTCCTGCTTTTTCGACTCTGGAATAAGGTTTGTGCTTCACACCACAACTCCTCGGCTTTGACGTATCGACCTGCCTGTTCCGCTTCCGATGCCTGACGGAAAATAGTTTTGAACTTTCCGGTTCCCATGTAAAAGTCGCGGCCACCACGTTCACGGCGGCGCTGCCAGAAAACACTCATGCTGCCCTCCGTTTCTGTTTGTTGGTGTTAACTCGACTGGCTGTGATGACTTTGTTAGTGATGAGCTGATGGGTCATTCCACTTTTCAGTGCTTCTAACGCCGGAAGTGTCTTGGTTATCTCATCCAGCCGTTTGGTTAGAGCATCCGATCGCATGACTATCTTGTCAGCGTCATAGAGGGTTTCTTGCTCAAACAGCGACTTGATGTATTTTTTTAGTTCAGCTGGAACGCCTTTAACCAAGCTGGTTACAGCAACTTCACCGGAGGCCAGCGGCATTACATCAAAGTGAACACCATCATGCGTTTCAACGCGAAAGTAATACATGTGATCGCGAGATACATCATCAACGTTATCGCTGGAATGGTAAGCATCTTTGATGTTGCCGGGGCGTCGGTAGATGTGGAATGTACGGCCTTTTATGTCGAGGCTTTCTTCTGCTGATAAACCCTCAAACAGCAGTGCGTTTCTGACATACCGCATCAAATCAACGCAGCCGATTACCGCCTCATGCGTTGGCAGCATCTTGCTGCGAAGACTACTTAGCTGTGCTTCCAAGCGTGATGATTTGGATGTTTCCTTTTCGGCGGTTTCTTTATTTCGCTCTACCTGATTTTTTAGTCGCTTCACTTCAGCGCGGAGACTTCCCAGTTCTTTCGAGTCCGCTTGGTAATTATCTCGCTGGCGAATGACTTGCTTGTATTTGTCCTCAATGGACTTAACTTTGCTTTCATCGTCACGCCGGGCAGAAATCATTTGCCGAACATCAGCCTGAGATCTTGATAGGCTTATTTTCAGCTCATCAATTTCCTTATCTCTAGCTTCAAGCAAGTCAATCAGGCTGTTATTTTCATCAATCTGGTTGTTTGCAGCCTCGATGATCACACCCATATTTGAATTGAGCATTGATTGAAGGCTTTCGATTTGCGCCTTTGCTGAACCAGATGTGATACTGAGTAGGGCGGTTATTTGAGACGAAAGCGTATTATGAGCGAGGCTTGTGGCCTCACTCGCGTTGAGTTGTGGTTCCATAGTGGTGTCCTGATTAATACTGAACTTGTGTATGACGAACCTTGCCGAAGACCACGCCGCTTAGTATTGCGACAGCCATTTCGCGTGATAGTTGAAATCCTTTCGCTGCGGCTGCGGCCTGCATGTCATCCAGAATTTCGTTATTGATCAGCTTTTGGTGTTCGATGTTAGCGGCCTTTGCTGCGACTTCTGCTTTGCGCTGTTCCTCTTCCTGAGCAATGCGATTCTGCTCATCGATTTGGCGCTGGCGTTCGGCTTCCTGAGCCTGAATTACGGCCAGACGTTCGCGTTCTTCTGCTTGTGCTGCCGCAATGCGCGCTTGTTCTTCTGCATCAATGCGTTGTTGTTCGAGCCGTTGCTGTGCGTCTTTAGCATCCTGTTCAGCTTTTAACTTGGCATCTCTTGCGTCTTGCTCTGCTTTTGCTTGAGCTTCTTCCGCTTCACGCTTTTGGCGCTCAAGCTCAAGCTGTTTACGCATGGATTCGCGTTCTGCTTCGAGCTTTGCTTCTTCTTTGATGCGGGCTTCACGGGCGAGGCGTTCTTGTTCCTCCCGTTCCTCTTTCAGCCGGGCAATTTCCGCCTGTTGCGCTTCCCATTGGAGACGAGTTTGCAGAAAGGCTTCCAGCTTCACTTTCGCTGCTTCTTTGGCTACCTGGGCGCGGTCTTGGTATTCGTCCCAAGTGCCATCGATGGCGATAGCTGCCAGCTCACTAACCCACAGCTGAATTTCAGCAGATGGTGATTCAGCGGTTGCCTTGGCGCCTAACTCTTGAATGGCTGCAATGCGTTGATCGAGTGCTGCAACTCGTGATTTTTCAGCGTTTTCGTAGTCAGTTAATGGCTTACGCACTCTGGCTTGCAGTTCATCGCAGAAGTCGCGAACCCGCTTTCTGGTTGCATCGATGCGCTTTGGGATTTCCTTCTCTGCATCGACCAGTTCTTTGCCAAGACCATCAATAAACGTTTTTGTTCTGGCTACTGCATAGGCTTGTGAGCCAATCAACTTGCGGCCTTTCAGTGTTGTGACGTCTGGCGTGAAGTCATTGGCCAGCGTTTCAATTTCGGTAAGAATTGAGTCAATATTTTTACTTTCAACGAAAAAAGCGCGTACATCAGTGGGCTGAATGACAACCAGCGAGGTTGATTCAGTCTTTGCTTGTTCTGTCATGGCGTGGTGTCCGATTAAAGCCCCGAAGGGCTAGGGCTAGACTGGGATGTCGTTTGTTTTGCGAGAGTTAACAAGGTTTTCAATAACCAATTTATCTTCTGGTGATAAGCTTCTCGCGATATCGAGTGCCGCATCAAAATTACCGTTCGATGCAAAATTAATGGCTTCTTGCAGCATGGGATCAACCTGAGATGCTTGTTGTTCTTGCTGCTGCTCGATAACTTGCCCCTCTTGTTGAAGACCGTCATCGACTACATCAAACTCACCAGTTACAACAAAAGAATTATCTTGAGTAACTCCAGCGTCTGCTCTCTCATCAAGCGTCACAGCGGTTTGCATTTCGATGGATACTGGCAAGTATTTGAATAGGCGGCGGATTACGGTTTTCTTTGCCATCTCTTCAAAGTGGGTCATCCATGGGCCGCTATTTCCCGCTTTGCTTTGGGCTTTAACTGCCATGACCTGCTCAAAGCTCATTACGTCAAACTGTACGCCACCATCTTTTAACTTTGCCACCGCGTAAACA